CGCCGCTGTTCGACGCGCTGCCCCTGTAGCCGCTGTTCGACGCGCTGCCCCTGGAGCCGCTGTTCGACGCGCTGCCCCTGTAGCCGCTGTTCGACGCGCTGCCCCTGGAGCCGCTGTTCGACGCGCTGCCCCTGTCGCCGCTGTTCGACGCGCTGCCCCTGGAGCCGCTGTTCGACGCGCTGCCCCTGTCGCCGCTGTTCGACGCGCTGCCACTGGAGTTGTGGAATGTCCAGGCCATCTGCCCGGACATAATGAACATCGCCGCGCCGTGCCAGTCCCCGGAGTATCGCAACACTCCGGAGCGGAACTTACATTTCGGACCATCACCGACATCCGCCACGATGTCTTCGGGTTTGACAGCGTAAACTTGCCATAAAGCGTCCCACTCGGGTTCCTTGCCGTCGCCGATGCCAATACCCCAGGGCCAGCCATGAATGCCGCCGCCGCACCGTTTGTCGGCAATCCAGCCCCCGCGCCATTCCTCTGGCTGCTCACCCCAGGCCGTGTCCCAGGCGTCAGGCGCGGTCAGGGTCTCTCCAACCACTACCGGACTCTTAAAGCCCTTCCACGAACTGCCGTCGTGAGCGACAAAGCGAAGGATCAACACATCGCCGCTACCGTCCGTCCATTGATGAACTGGTATCCTCTCGTCAGCCATTCTCCCTCCCTTGCCAGCCTGCAATCTCCCGTCTCAGCTGCGCGAATTCCTCGGCGACCTCCTCGACGGGCCGGCCCTCCGCCGCCGCCGTGCGTGCGATTGCACCCTCCTCGCCCGAGGCCGCCAGCCGCTGTGCGCCACTGGCGACCCACGCGGCAATCTTGTCGTCGTCGTCACCCGAGCGCCAAATCGTCTTTGCGTAACCGTCCGGGCTCCGAAGACCGCGAAGCGTACGCGCGTACCGCTCGCAGGTCGCAAGGTCGAATCGGGATACCCGCGCGCGCGCGGTGCGTGTAGTCTCTGAAGTAGTCTCTGAAGTAGTCTCTGGAATGATGGCTGGCGATTTCGCCGCCGCCATGTTGGCCATTTCGCCGCCACCTTGCTGGTCATTCCGCCGCCGCCTGCCTGCTGGCTGTTTCGCCGCCACCTTGTTGGTCATTTCGCCGCCAACAGGGTGGCCGTCTGGTCGACTGGAGACCTCGCGACTGATCGCGTCCAGCACGGCGTCGATGTTGATTCTGAAATAGGTCTTCGCCGGCATGCCCCTCAGGTCTTCCTCCATAAAACCCTTGTCCCTCAGAGCTCGCCGCGCGGTCTCCTGCTCGAAGCGCGTGAGGCACGTCTCCGACCACCATTGCTCCCTGGTTTTCCAGAACCAACCATCATCAGTGTGGTCCTTCCAATACCACGCCTGGGAGAGCATCACCCCGGCTTGTAGCGATCCCGAAATAGTCGCAAATATCCTATGAAAGGCGATGGGCCTTCTCAGTAGTTTTAGAGCTTCGTCCCTTGTCATTCGGGCCGATCAAGCTGTCGACAACTGCTCCGCTTCTTCGGGGGATTCTGATGGCCCCGGCTCGCAATCGGCGCGAGGCTCGTCGTTCTCGATGTCTACCAAGCAAATCGAACCGCCAACCATCTCGTGATACTCGTAGTGACAGTTCGGGCAAACGCTGACCGTCTGTTGGCCGCCCTCCGCTCGAGACGCAGGAAAGTGATGCGAGTGCAAGACCAGCGAGCGCCCGCGACACCACTCGCACTGTTTGTATTTGTCGTTCCCGTACGCATAAGTCTGACCCACCTTTTCGCGAAGGTATCGCTCAGCCAGACGCGGCGAGATTCCCGGGACCACCTCGGCAACTCCCGCAGCTACGAGTTCGCGGCGCGCCTTCACGACCGAACCAACCGACATCCCGCAGGCAATCGCGAGCTCTCGCATACTGGGGACATTGCCTAAGCCTTCCCCGTACTTCCGTTCGTCCTCGCAACTCTTGAGGTGTATGTAGAGCACCACCGCGTAGACCGACAGGCCTAAATCAAGAATTGCGTTCGGGATTTGCGTGCTGTAAGCGTGTCGGTTTGCGCCCATTTTCGCGTCCCCTTAGCTCGCCCGCTTTCTTTGCTGCTTCTCGTGTCCGGGCAGATCGCCCTTCATCCACTCAGGCGACATCTTCAGGGCTCGCGTGTTCCGCTTCTGCCTGCGATCCAGCCACACGCCAAAGAGAATCACCGCTATAGACAGGCTGAGCCCGACGATATCGCTCATGCTGCACCTCGCAGGTTCATACATCCACACCCAATCGCGACCGGCGCCAGGTTTGCAGGATCCCCTGTTTCGGCGGAAACAGAGGTAGGTTTTTGACGCCGGTCGTCCCGTTTGAACTGGGCCGCCTTCGGGCAGTGCGCGAAGTGCGACTCGTGTCCAATCTCATGATCTCCGTGATACCTGCCGACGTATCCATCCGCAAACACCATCATCGTTTCACCGTCCACGTGCGACGGCAGCCGCTCGCAGGGAATCCACTTCAGCCGCGTCGATCTGATCATCAGGATCTCGGCGCCGCAGCCCCGGCAATTCACGCTTTGTCTGTCCCCCGGCGTTGGCATAAAGGACTCTTCAGCGCGCGACATCCACATCCAGCGTCTCGTGAGTCGCCGCGCTCAAAAGGTAAAACCGCGCGCCCGGTTTAACCCAGGTTCCGGTTCGCCACTCGACGGCAGGCGAGGAGGCAAACAGGTCCCCGGTCGGCGTATTCACGCGCACCTCGACGGCGGCCGTACTCGACCACTTGACCAGCGCCGTGCCGTCAGCCTCGATCGCCGACACCACGACAGCCCCGCACGGCTCCAAGCCCTGTTCGGACCTCCCCGGCGCTGGCCGAAAAACGACGGCAAAGCCCACAGCAACAACCGTAAGAAGAAGCACCCGCAACGTTATCCTCATCCAGAACTCCCTTCTCTCGTTTTGAAGTACCGCGTTCATCACTTCGCCTTGGGGCGCTCCAGCCGATGCAGCGGCAGATTCTTCTTCAACTCCTCGGGCCAGCCAAAATAATCGATCGTTATCAGCGCCGCTTCGATCCACGAGCGCGGCACCTCCACTCGATAGCCCTGCGCTTCGAAGTGCGCCTTCCAATCGCGCTGTTCGTCCGACAGCCGCCCCGTGTCGGATTTGAACTCGAGTATCAGCCCTGCGTAGAAATCGCCGTCCGCCTGGGGGGAGCGGGTTAGGTTGAACACGTCGAGAATGCCGCGCTTCACGCCCTCAGCTTTTAGCTTGCCGGCCGTCGCCTTGTTACGATGGCCCCCGTTCGGTACGGCAAAGAAGCGGCCGAGCACGTCTCGGCAGCGTGGATGGAGCGAGCCGGTCAGGTCGCACCAGTTGAAGAACTCCTTCTGATCATTGTGTTCCTGTTGCCGTCTCATAGCATCCAGAACCAAGGTCCGGGGCGGCTCACACAGAGAGTGCCATCACGCGCGCTCATCTGCTCCGCAACTCAGCGCGCTTCGAAGTATTTGCCACCCCGGACCTAACCCACCTGGCCCGTTGCTAACAGCCAGATCAGATTCGAAACCACATACCCAAGGAACACCAGAAAGCCGACGTAAGCCACCACGAACAGGCACCCGAACGCCGCGTACCCCGTCAGCTCCCTGGCGTTTTCCGGTATGTCGCTATCGGTCACTGCCCGGCCTCCCGCTCCAAAGCCCACGTCAGCGGCTCGAAACACGCCACCCCGAGCGCGCACTTGCAATGCGTCTGGCACCGTCCGCATTGGCACAGCATCAGGCACGGGCAATCGTTCCAGTCCCCGCCACAGCACTTGCAGCGTCGAGTGACGATGCTCACTGCGACCTCATTTCGCGCAGCACGGCTACACCCGCTTCGGTCAGGATCATCGTGTCGATTTGCAGCCGCCCGTTACCGCGCTTCGTCCGCTCGATCTCGACGAGGTCCTCGGACTCGAGCGCCTCGATGTCTACAAACAGCTCCCACCACTCGCGCTTCTCGTCCCTGTCTGGCTTCTCCGGCCCGAGCGCCCGGCAGAACTCGTCAAACGAGGCCGGTTCAGTCGAAGGGATCGCTTCAAGAAGTGCCTTCATTCGGCTGCTGTGCATTAGCTCGATTCTCCCTTCGCCCGGCTCTTGCGAATGTTCGGCGCCTTGTCGATTACCTCGCAGGTGAACACCGAAATCTGCTCGGCCGCGAACCGCACGCGCAGCGCGTTTTGCGTGGCAATGATCACCGCCGCATCATACGAGGCGAACGCCTTCTTAACCGCGCCGTCTTCCGTGGCAATCACGATCGATAGAGTCTCTGTATCGCTCATCCGTTCTGACCTCCGGACTACTGACTACTGACTACTGAAAAGGGAGGGGTGCGCACCCGGTTCTTGCGTAAGCCTCTTGGGAAGTTGGTTCCCCAGGCCCGCACCCCTCTAGCCGCTAAAAGGAGAAACTACTCGAACAACACCCTCCTCACCGATTGGGACGGATGCTGCGCCGCAACAACATTCGCTTGCGGGGCCGATTGATCCGATCCGTCCGCGGCAGCGGGCGAGACTGGAATCGCGCGCTGGACGAGCGTCAGCGCCTTGATCATCTGCTTCGAGTCGAGCTGCGCCGGACTCTCCACGTTGAACTCTTCCACCATGAGGCTCCTCACCTGGTCCTCGGTCGCTCCCGACTCCGGGAAGACAGCGAGCCGCTGCAGCATCATTCCCTTTTGCGCGGGCAGACACTTCCACGTCCGCGCTTGAAGCACTTCCAGATAGCTTGCCTGCACGCCGTCGCCTGCCGCTTCCGGGGTACTCTCAGGAGCCGTCGCCCGGACCGGCTCCTGAGCCGCCGGCGTCGCCTTCCGCACCGGCATTCGGGGACCAACGCTTTGAGTAGCACCGCCACCCTCACTGTCGAATTCATCCGGCTCCTTCTCCGGATAGAACTCAGCAGCAAGAGCGGCGGCGTTCGGGGGAGGCGGCGCTACTACCAACTCCGCCTCAGCCAGCTCGCTCATATCGGTTATGTCGACCGGGACGGCAGTGGAGCCGTTCAGCAGTCTCGGCCCGCCCTCATACGCCGCCGCGTGAGTCAGCAGCTCGCGCTGGAGGCCCATCGCATCCGTAGCGCGAAACTCGATCCACACCGCGTTCTGCGTGCCCGACTTTTTGGCGCCGCGCTCCTCGTAGGTCACTTTGTACGGGCGCATACACAGCTTCAGCGGTATGCCGTGCACCCGCCCCTGGGACGGCTCGCCGCGCCCCGTGACCGTAAGCAGCTTCCGCAGGGACGAGGACAACTCCGCAACGCTCCTGAACCCCGTCGTGTCGAAGTAAGCCGTGCTCCCAAGCCTGGGCGTGCGCGCCAACTGAAACACCAGCCGGCCGTGTGGCTTGCAGTCCCCGTTCGCAAACGGACAGCCGAACATCCAACACCCGTCTAGAACCTCAAAGTGTTTGTCGCCGCGCTTCATCGCCTCGGCCGCCACGTCGCGATATCGCTGGTCGGTTTGCGACGCGCCAAGCGTCACCACGCGCTTTGCATCCTTGCCGTCACCCTCACACTTCAACTCAGTCGACGTCCACATCTGATAGGAATTGTCGAACGGATCCGGTTCGACGAACATGATATCCAGCACGCGCGGCATCGAACCGTACATCTCGATCGCTTCAAAGTCCGGCTCGAACGAACCGTCCGCACCCACGTTGCTGAACGTGAAGTAAGACAGGCGTCCCGGAAACTTCCGGTCGGGCGCTTCCGACCTTGCGGCGTGATAGGCTTCCTCGGCTTCTTCCCGTGTGCCAACCCGCCGCACGTTCGGCCCGCCCTGTATGCACCACTGGTCCTCCTCGTCGATCCAGACGTGGACCGCCTTTCCTCTCGGTAAGCCGATGCCGACCTTCAGCGTTTTTGCCTCGCGCACGATCGGCACGCCCTCAAGCGTATGCGTCAACCCATATTGCACTCTCATTGCGATACCTCCTGTTTCCCTTCTCTCTTCTCTTGCTGAAGGGGATCTTCAACTCGTTCGGACGCTCACGCCCGACTCCTTCACCGCCTTCACGCCCGGAATGTTCATCGTCGTTGTCATGGCCTGCGCCATCTTGTTAAGCGTCGGCGACGAGATCCACATCGTTCCCGGTTTCTCGTACTTCTCGATCCCCATCGCGAACGTCTCCGGCTGGTCGCCCCTGCCGATCGCCGCGCACAACTCCTTGATGCTCGTGATCTCGGCGCGCCAGCGCGTCGTCGTCGCGACGTTTGAAGCCTTCGTGTAGGCCGGCTGGACAACCGGGACCGGAAGCGGAGCCGGAGCCTCGAGCACCGCCGCCACCTCTTCCGGCGTGCCCCCCAACCGCTCCATCTCGACCGCCGCCGCGAGTTGTAAGTCTCGAGACTGTTGCTCGGACCGCTCGCGCGCGAGGCGTTCCTGCTCGGCACGCAGCCGCTCCTGCTCGATTGTCCAGTTCGTGATCTTGCGCTTTGCTAGCGCGCTACCCTGCTGTATTGGCCCGAGAACCTTCTTCTCGAAAGCCACCATCATTTTGTGCAGGGCGTCGGCCCCCTTCTTAAAGGGCTCGTGGTAGCCAACGATAGCCTTGTCGATCCGCACAAGCTCGGTCGCGAGAGTTGCCATCACCTCGTAGGTGTCCTGGTCCTCTACGGCGATCTGGCCCACCTGCTCGATCCAAGTCTGAGCCTGAAGAGCAAACTCTTGATCGGCTGTCTCGATTTCGCTGATCAACTGAACCAGCCACGGCGATCCTTCGCGCACGAGGGACTGCAACGCGGGCGGCGCGACTATTGCGGTGCCCATAACTTATTCTCCTTTTTCCACTGCAACACACCGACGCCCGACAGAAACACGTTCAGATCTCGCGCGTAGGTGGTAATCGGATACTCCCAGACCTTGTACTTACCGGTTGGCTTCAACTCGACTTTCAATCTCAGGTAAGAAGTCGGCTCATCCAACAGGTTCACGTATCCCGCCAGTTGCAGCGGATACGCCGGAAGCGCAGCGCCAGTCTTCAGGTCGATAGCGACCCGTCGCTTGTCAGCCCCGTTGTTCGCGATCCGCGCCTTGCCCACTCGATCGACCGTCCCCGCGTAGCGATAAGCCGCGCTCCACAGGCGCTTTTCGATCAACTCCGCCTCGAACTCGTAGTCGGCTACAAACCGTCGCCAGGCTTCCAGGTACGGCGCCAGCACGGGATCGAGATCGTCTTCGTTCAGCACGCCCTCGTCGTCGTACTGGCACGCCAGGTGAACCGCCTGCCCGCGCAACCGCGCCTCCTCGGTGAAGAAGCGCGTGTCAACCATCCCGAGCTCGGCCAACACCTGCGTCACGTTCAACAATCGCTCGCCGCCGACATAGTAGGCGTGCTCAGCCTCGTTGAATTCGAGTTGTGGAGCTTGGGCGCTCACGCGGCGGCTTCCTCTCTTTCGACCTTCGTCCCCTTGAACTGGCCGCGGATCTGTTGATTGAAGTAGCGCCCGACCGATTGGTTTTCGTCGCCGTCAGCCGCGATCAGGGCGTCGAACTTCTCTTGCGGAACCTCGTCGTAGCTGTAGAGCGAGCCGTTGTGGAATTCGATCTCGAGCCGCCCGGTCTGTTCGTCGTAGCCGGCCGACTTGATGTTCGAAGATGAACCGATGGCATTTCTTTGCATCACTCTCCTCCTCGTTTACCAACAATCTCAAACTCCCGGTTCTCACCGTCCTCGTAGTCGCTCAGGAACTGCGCAATGTCCGTTTCGTCGAGAAACCTCTTTAGGCTGGGCAGCATCCGGCGCTCGCGCTGATTCTGCGCTTCGACGACCAGCTTGTTTGTTAAAAAGACGAGAATCATTCCGCGCACCCGTCACGTTTCAAGCAGGTCAGGATCGTCCGCTCCAAAGACCAGCATCGTCATTCGAGACGCCGCCGCGTACTCGCGGTCAGCTTCGCGGCGTTCGTACTGGCAGCGGAAACACACTCTCCCCGCCGCGTAGTCCGAGCCCTTCTTTGCCCGGTAGTCCTCCTGACAATCTGAACACCTGACCATCATCACCGTGCCTCAAATCGTCGCCCGCGCCGTGCCCGCCGAGTGCCCGCCTCTGCGCGTTAGAGACACTCAGACCCCGCGCGTCGGAGACACTCCGCTCCGTCGGCGCGGGCGACACCCTTACGCCGCCGCTCGTTCCCGCAGCACGCGTCTAATTGCTTCCACCAGCCGCCCGGCGTCTTCGTCGGTTCCCTCGAACCGCCACCGCCACGCGCCAGCGTTGCCTAATAACCTGTTCAGCGCGGTCGGCACGATCTGTAGCTTCCCGCCGCCCAGGATCTCGAAGTAGACCGTCGTCCCGTCTATCGCCACCAGCTTGTCATCGACGCGCGTAAATCTCGCCACCTTTGCGCACACAAGCAAGTGCTCGCGCTTACCCTCGCGCACGCCTTCAACCGTGGCCTTGAGCCCGAAGTGCAGCACATCGCCACACCGGCTACACTTGGCCTCCAGCCCCTCCGCATGTGTCTGCATATAGAAATCGTCCGCGTTGCTCATAAAACTGTCCTCACTTCCTAAGATTGTGAATGATTACCGCCGTGCCCATCCCGACCATCAGCCCCTTGAAGACCCGAAACGCGGTCGAGTGCCCGGGGTATTTGTATTCCAGAAACTTCGTCGCCCCGATCAGCCCAAACTGCACGCCCATTCGCACACCGTTGTGCTTGATAGGGCTCGCCTCGTAACAGGTCGGGCAATGGTCCAAGACATAGTTGGTGCTCAGCCTGTCGCCCACGACCGTGCCCGCCCACGCGATGTCGAGCGCGTCAATCTTCACGCTCTTTTTCTGAGGCGAGGCCGGCGTCTGCGCATCGCACCTGGCAACGGCAAGCGCGATAAAGAAAAGCACCACGATCCAGCCGACTGTGATTGCCGCCGCTCTTGATCTGGTCATTCGCATCACGCCACCTCCAGGCTCCGGCCTGCAGTCACCGGTCGCATCTGTTTCAACCTCGAAAGAAACTCTTCGGCGGCCGCCCGGCTCAACTCGACGGGACGGCACAAATACCAGCGCGCGCAAACGACGTTCGCGTCAAGCCCCAGCCACCGCGCCACGCCGCGAATCTCCACCAGCTTTGAGCCGGATGCCTGGTCCGCGCGCGTCGCCGCTCTGCCGCTGCGGCTCGTGTGGGGCATCCCTCCTCGGCCAGTACGGACATCACCCTGACTGTCCGATCGGCTGTCTCGCACGAGACAAAGGTCTCTGATCGCGTGCTTCATTCGTCGCGTTTCTGGTCTCATCTTGCCTCTCCCTGCGTGTCGGATTGTGACTGCTTGTTCGCCACCATGTTGACGATTGTTCCTGCCTGCCCGTGTAGAATCTCGATTACAGTTAGACCGTAATCGACCGCGAGGTACATACAGGAGCGCCGGTCGGTGCGGCTCAGGTCGGCTTGTTGATCGAGGCGGGTCTTCAGGTCGTGGGGCATCGAAATAATGGATTGGCCGATACGAACGCGGCCCACTCGTTTGCGAGATTCAGGATGATGCTTGTACTTCATCGTTTCCCCTTACATCGTGCTTCGCTGCGACTGCCCGGCCTAATTCACCCGCGTCAGTTCGTATTCGTACTGGAAGCGAGAAACCTTGCCGTTATCCGTCCGGCTGAGAATCTTCCAGGCTCCCTTAACCAGCGATCCCACTTCGTAGCGGTAGTTGCTGTAGCCCGTGGCCTCGTATTTCGATTTCTCGTTCACCTCGATAACCACGGCCTACTCCCCTCAGCTGGCCTTGACCATCCGCAGCACATTGGCCGGCTGCTCGCTGTTCGCGGGGATTTCGTGCGCCCCGAGGAAGGCCAGGATGTGTTCGCGTTTGTAGAGCACGCGCGCGCCGTATTTGCAGTAGCCGAGCTTTCTCGCCCTTCGCAGCCGCCACGCGGTCGAAGGCGAAATCCTCAGCAGCCCGCATGCTTCCTCTTCGTCGAGAATCTCCGGGATTCCCGGCCCGGGGTCTGGCGCGCGCGCCTCGTCGACTTGCTCGTCTGTCGGGTTTGTGACAGGTGTTGCCATTTATGCTGCCCTGTCCTTCGCTTTGAACACTTCGGCCATCTCGATTCCGAGCGCCGACACGATCGCGCTGAGCGCCCGGAGGCCGATCGACTTGCCGTTGCACGCCAAAGAAACGGTGCTACGGCTTACCCCGGCCAGTTCGGCGAGGGCTTGGTCCGTCAGCCTCCGCGCCGCTTTCTCTGCCCTAATCAAATCGTCCCTGTATTCCATTGGTCGTTTTACCGTGCAAATCGTTCGCTATGTCGCACGGCCAGCATCTTAAACCCAAAGCAAAACCGTGTCAAGCAAAATGTTTGATATATCGTGCAAAAAAGTGGATATGCCGCGCGTACAGTATGATACACGGTTTGGCGTGGCTCATCGGACAATCCTAGCGGACTATCTCAGACGGGTTATCAAGGAAAAGGGTCTTAGCTACAGGGAGGTCTCTCATCGGTCAGGAGGCCGCATCAGCGCCAGTACGGTGACCGATCTCCTTGGAGGCAAGAACGCGAATCCCACAGTGGAGATACTCCAAGGCCTCGCGCGCGGCATTGACGAACCCGAAGCCTATGTTTTCGAGGCCGCGAGAGGGGTTAAAGAACCCGAAGGATTCACTGAGAGCAGATTCTGGGAACTTTACGAAATCTATAACGATCTCGAAAAGCCTCTCCACCGAAAGATGGTAGAGGATCACCTTCGCGATCTGATCGAGATGTTGAGGCCAGCACCCAGGAAGGCAAAAGCGGAAGGCCCCCGCACAGTGGAAGCCCTCCGCAAAGTAAAGTAGTTTATTTCGGTCCCGGTGCTCACACCCCAGGAGCTACCTGGATAGCAGCCACAGTCGCAGACCAACGATGAGCATGCCGACCAGCCCGAATAGCTCAGGACTGCCAACCGGCGTTTTGTGTTTACGCTCACTGTCCGGTATGGCCGCCACGCTGTTCGAGCATATTTGCGGGTGTTCGCCCGGGTCGCAGATACAGGCACTGCATCCGCACTCACACCACCCGTTTGCAATAGTGTGGCCCGCTTGAGCCACAAAGGGTGAACTGGAATGCTCCGGCGTTAAGATCGCCGGGGCGCTTACGATGAACATCACCGCCACAATCAACGGGATCAGTCTTCGTCTCATAGCCAGACTCCTTTCCGAAGTGGAATGCCGCCAGCTCCTCGCCGGCGAGATGGCGATCGCTTTTCGAAACGACGCGGCGTTGAAACAAATCGGCGAGACCAGCGCAACGCCGGCGGCGCAACTTTACGGGGCTGTGTATCTGAATCGCGTTGGTGAGATCGACCGGGCCGAGCACCTGCTACAGCCGCTAACTTCACGTCCCGGATTGGGAGCGAGGGCGCTATTGACTCTTGGCGGCGTCCACCTCAAGCGGGGACATCTCGGCGCCGCCTCTATCGCTTACGAACAGGCGGCGCGCATTGCCCTCGATCCCGTGACGGCCGCCCAGTCCATCAGGATGCACGGAATCATCATCGGACTGCGCGGCGATCACCGGCGCGCCCTGGCGGATCTCGAACGCGGGTTCCTGCTGACCCGCATTCTACACCCATCCCATCCGTTAAGACTCGACTTCTTCAACTCGATCGCCGTTGAGCTGACCGAGCTCGGCTGTCCAGACCAGGCCCGACGCGTCTTGGCTCCGGCGATCGCATCCCCGTTCGCGAAAGTCTACCCGGAGTGGCGGGAAACGGCCAGCGACGAAAGACTCTGCCGCGAGTCGGGAGCTGTCCGAGTGCTTTTGCCGGAAGTGACTGAAGAGACGGCCTCTATAATCCAGTTTCCGCAGCGCTGGCAGCCTGCCGAGGAGCGCAGGCTAGAGCGTCAGTTTCACGCGATGGCGGTAGTCAGGCGGGCAGACATTCCGACGCTCGATACCATTCTGGCGCTCGGTAACGCGGACTCCCAACACGTCGAGGCTTGCCGGCGTTTGCTTAGTAGGACGCCCAAGCCCACAACCGCATAGAGGAGGCGGATTCCTATGACTAGAGCGCTGATGGTCCTTCTGCTGATTTCTCCGGCCCTAACGCCCGGGCAGACACACAGGCTTAGGGACGCGCATACGATCTACGTTGACTCTCTCGGCCTGTCAGACGATGCGAATCTGCAACGGGAAAAACTAATCAACAAACTTGTGAAGTCAAAACGGCTGGTGGTGGTCGATTCGGCGGAGGCGGCCGATATCATCCTGACCGGCGCCAGCGCGACGCGCGATCGTTTCGTTCAAGGTACAAGCCGCAGAGTCACCCGCATGGCTATCAAGGCAGTCTCCCGCGACCACCGCGTGCTCTGGACCTTAGAGACCCGTTCCGGGGCCTGGAGATGGTCCGATGACGCATACGAGAAGGTAGCCAAGGAACTACTGAAGGCGATCGAAAAGGACGATAAATCGAAAAACTAAGGGGCCAACCGAGCGTGAGTCTTCTCTTAATTCAAGGCGGCGACGAGTTCGGCGGCTCGCCTATGGGCCTGTCGCCTTGTCACGTGCTGAAGTGGGTCGCCGGCTCGGCATTGCTCTGGCTCTTAGTCTTGAGCGGCTTCTGCTGGCACCTTGCCTACGGGTCCGAAGACGAGAAGGCCAAGTCCGAACCGCGGCTTCTAGTGCCCCTGATGCTGGTCTTTGCTTGGTCATGCACCTTGGGCGTGGTCTTGTGGGAATGGTTTAAGCGATGGCTGTTCGGGTGAATCCGACCCCGCAATTTGCGGGGCGGGTGGAAAAGGGTTGAGCCTTGGTTATGATACAATCGTCCGAACCTGGAGCCTTGGGCAAGATTCTCGTTCCCGAAAGGGTGACCAAGTGGGTGAGTGACCGGGAAAAAGTGGAGCCGGCGAAGGGATTCGAACCCCCGACCCTCTGATTACAAATCGGAACAGGCCATCTTTCACCCGCTCGCACCCGCCATCAAACGTATGCATCAAAACGACTGGCACTGTCACGTGCTCGCAGCCGATTGCAGGGGTCTTCAGAGTAAAGGGTGACGAAACTGGGTGAGTAAAACCGGCCCGTTGACAGCGGGCGTACAATCGGACGGATAACCAAATGCCACGATCACGCACAGGCTCAATCCTAGAACTCAAAGACGGCTCGATGTGGGCGCGCGTGCGCTACCACGACGAAAACGGCCGCCGCAAGGAACGGAGAAAACTCGCCCGCAACCGGACCGACGCCGCAAAGAAAATCAAACTGATGCTCCGCGAACTCGACGATCGCGGAAGCCGCGCGCTCGACGCTTCCATGACCTTTGCGAAGTGGGCCAGCCATTTCGAAAAGACCTATCTGGTCGAGCCCGAGTATCGCGGTGACAGCAAGGTCACAGGCTTGCGCTCCTGGAAGAAAGTGAAGTCGCTCGCGCATCCGCTGCTCGAACACTTCGGCAGGACGCGGCTTCAGGACATCAGCTACTCGAGGATTGAGGCGTATCGAAACAGCCGCCTGCGCGAGCCGATCACTTCGAAGGACGGCAAGACGAAACGCCCGCGCGCCGTGGCGAGCGTCAACCGGGAACTCGCGCTGCTTCGGCGCATCTTGAACGTCGCGTTTCGCGATGGCTGGATCGCGCGCAATCCGTTCGGCGCGGGCGAAACGTTGATCAACTCTGCTCACGAAAATCACCGCGATCGAATCTTGAGCTACGACGAAGAGGACCGCCTGCTCGCGGTCTGCACCGAGCGGCGCTCGCACTTGCGCGGGATTCTGATCTGCGCGCTCGACACGGGAATGCGCCGCGGGGAAATCATCACCCTGACTTGGGGTGACGTGAACCTCGACGATCGAACGATCTCGATTCAAGCGCTTCACACAAAAACCATTCGCAGGCGAGTCGTGCCGATGAGCGACCGCCTGCACTCGGAGCTGGCCGCGCTGTGGGATCTCTCCGTGAAGACAGACAACTGGCGAGTGTTTGGCATTGAAAACAACTTCAAGCGAGCATTCGCCGGCGCGTGCGCGGACGCTAAAGTCCAAGGCTTTCATTTCCACGATTGCCGTCACACCGCCGCGACTCGGCTGATACAGGGAGGAATGAGCTTGCAGGAGGTTGGCCGCGTGCTTGGTCACTCTCAGGCACAGACGACCTACCGGTATGTAAACATCGACGACTCGGCGGTGAGAAGGGCGGCGGAGATCCTTAACGAGATGCACCGGCAGAGGCAGGAACAGAGTGACGCGAAGCCAAACTAAGACTCATTGCGGGATTTGAATCTCCGATCGCGGCTTCAACCGCCGCTCGATCTGTCGCCGCTGAAGAAACATTTCCTTGTTCCCAAGCTCGCGCTCTTTCATGCGTGTCTCGATGCCCTCGCGCTGCGCCTCGATCCGCTCACGCGGACTTGCGCCCGTGCCCTCGGTGACCAGTTGCCCGTGCAGCCTGCGCCGTTCGTTGCCAACCCACGCCTGCTTGAAGTCTTCGATCGCAACCCTTCGATCCTCGTCGTTCATCCGCTGATAGATTGGCTTCGAGATCATGTCGCCGAGCTGCGCGTAGAACGTTTCCGCTACGCGCTGCTGAAACTCATCGAACTTCGCCTTTGGCATTTGCTGCGCGGCGCCGCCGATCGTTACCTCGTTTTGCGGGAACGGAAAACCCACCCCGAGCCTGTGCAGTTCCTTGTCGACGGGCTCGCGAATCTCTTTGGCGATAGGACGCTCAAGCAAATCAGCCGGCCCCACCTCTTCCGACCGATCAAGCGCCGTCTCGAAGAAGACTTGTGCCTTGGCCAGCTTCTCGCGCTCGTCCGGCGTCAGCGACTTTAGAAACTCCGCCTTGTCCGTTTCGTTCAAACCCGAAAGCGGCGCCAGACTCTTGATCGATGCCTGCAATCCTTGGGCTGTGCCCCCCAGCGCCTTGTATTCGGCGAGCTGCTGCTTGGCCGCCTCGACATCCCCGTAGCGCAGCGCCAGCTTCAGATAGTAGGCCGCGTTCGACTTATCGTTCCCGACCGACACGTCGGCGGCCTTCCCGCGTTTGCGATTGAAGTCCGACTTCAGGCTCATCACCTGGTTGTAGGCCGACTCGGCCGGATCTACTTCATACACAAACAGTCCCCGGAACGCGCGCCCTGCGCCACGGCTCGGCTTGCTCGTCAGCGCGGCGTACTCATCGCCCAGCGCGAACGACTGAAACAAGTATTGCCAACGGTCGCGAATATTGCGCGAGCGGAAGACGTCCGGATAGGTGTTGCGCCCCATCGCAAATTCGGCTGCGGTCTTCGGCAGGCCCGTACCTTGCCAGAACTTATTCGCCGGTGCCTTCGCCATCTCGACTGCGATCTCTTTGGCGGTCCGCTTGTTGTTCAGAAAGTCCCCAACGTAGTGCGGCGCTTCATCAAGACCAAACCACGATAGAAAATCGCCGAGCATGCCCAGCCGGTCGAAGTAGATCACCGACCCGTCAGCGCGCCGGCCAAGAATGATGTGCAGCCGCGAGCGCGTCTTTTCGTCCAGGTCCTTCTCTTCATCAGGCCACACGAGATTGTTGTAAGCGGAAAGCATTGCCCACATCGCTGTCGCCTTGAGAAGAAACTTGCCGATGCGGAATGCTATCAGTGGCGACAGTCGCGCCGCTTTGCCTGCGAACCTGCGCCCCGCATCGCTTGCATTCCTTCCCTCATAGATCGAGTTTTTGAACAGGCGATAGTAGCGCTTGGCGTTGACCTCCTGCCACGACCAGAACGGAAACAAATGCTCGCGAAGCCACTGTCCCATCACCGTCACCTCGTCGTACGCGCCGAGCAGATCGTTCGACAGCTTGTAAGCCTTGTCGGACGGGTCGCGCATCGCGTCCACCTCCTCCGGAATCGACGCGCCGTAGTTTCCTGGCTTACCAGCTCGGTTCGACGTGGTCTGCTCGCGATAGTCCAGGAACGCGGCGTAGCGCAGGATCGCCTCGCGAAAGTCGGTCGCGATGCGAGCAGCCTGCCAGTAGCGTTTCCACAGATTCAGGTTCTGAAGGTTTCCTTCTTTGTCCACCTCGAGCCCGCGAAACACCTTGAGCCCGTTCACGCTCCCTACATCTTCGGCGACCTGGAAGAGATTGTAGAGACCGCCGCGCCCGAGCCATTCCTGAAGCTCCGCCGACGGCGCGCTCTTGCGGCCCAGGTACTCATACAGGTCATGCGTCGATTTGCCTACCTTCAGGAACGTGCGAGGATTGCCCACGGCTGCGGCCTCACCGTCACCCGACAGGTTGCGCGCGTTGTACTTGAACAGCCGATGCGGGGAGATCAACTGCCAGACCTTCCACCCGCGCACAAGCGCCCGGACGCCTCGGTCGAGCGGATTGCTGTCTCGCGGCTTCATGAAGTCATCGAGCGTCAGCGCCACTTCGTCGGGTATCGCAAACTCCCGGCGCCGCCCGCCCATCACCATCGCGCGCCTGAGATCGTCGGCCTCAAATCCCATCTGCTCGTAGCGCTGATCGAGCGCCGCGTCGATCAGCTTTTCGGGAAGCGTGTAGCTGCGGAAGAAGATGTTTCCCTCGCGCGGCTGCCAAAGGGTGACGTTGTCAGGAACGAGCGCGTGCCATTCCTTGAAATCCTTGCCGAGCGTCTGCTTAATAAACGCGCGTCGATTGCTGATCGCCTTCAGGATGATTCGCGCTTGAAGGTTTCCGACCGCCTCTTCGTTTGCAGCAAGCGCCGCAATGTACTTGAACAGCGAGTTGCGTTCGCTCAGATCCTCATCGAAGTTTCGATGCCCAGTCAGCCGACGCGCGGCGCTTTCCCACTCGTTGTTATCGCCAGTCCACAGTTCCCCTTCCGCTGCCAGGCCGCGCAGCTCGGCAAATCCGCGCCCGATCTTCGACTTGAACTGTTTCATTTGCTCGCCGACCGTCAGAAACATCGGCCCTTCTAGGTCCGGGGCGTCATCCTGCATGCTGTAAATCTTGCGCCCGCCGGTTGCGTCGGCTTCGACCGCAAACAGGAAGTTGCCCGCGTTCTGCGCTTCGGGCGCATCCTCCATGAAGGAACCCGCTTCGACTGCCGCCTCGCGCATTCGATCCGGACTCAGCCCGCGATCGCGACCCGCCGAGGTCAGCCCGGTTGTGCCCGTTTCCTTTCGGCTCAACCTGCGCCGCTCGCCGGCGAGGTCGGAGTCTTCGCGTATGCCGCCGCGCTCCCTCACAAACTGCGACAGACTCTGACGCTTCACCTTGCGCACCGGCTTGTTCAGACTGCCTTCAGCGTCGATGATGGTCTGGATGGCCTCGTCGTTTGCGCGCTTGGCTTCGCGTTTCAGCGCTTCGCTGGTGTTGTAGTTTTCATCGACCAGATGAATCAGCTTGAATACCTGTGTATCGAAAAGCATTTGCGCGAGCACCGAATGCTCCGCTTGCAGATAGTCGGTGTTGATGTCGAGTTCCGACCCGTGGCGCTGCTTGAGGAAGCCCCGGCCCGTAGGTGCCTTAATCTTCGGGCCCGTCCCCTTCACGCGAGCCGCCTCCGCGTGCGCCAGTACCTGATGCCTATAGTAATAATCGCGTGTCAGCTTTGGCTCGAATCCGATCGCTTGCTTTGCAGCCTTCAAATACTCGCTGGTCACTTCCTTTGTGACTGCGCGCCGCTGCTCGACGGCACGCTCGACATCCGGATGATCCTTAAGCGCCGCGCTCAGCCGCCGAAACTCACTCATCACGGTTTCAGGAGTGAACCCGAACGGAAGTCTAATGTCCGCCTCTTCGCCCCGCCCGGCTGCCTGCCGCTCGACTTCTTCCATCAAGTCGTACAGGATGATTCGCCGGGTGAAAAGATCGTACTTCTCTTTATTAAGCCCGGCCGTCAACCCTTGGAGTATCCGAACCGACTCGTCAGAGGCAATGCCCTTGCCCTGGGCGAGCCGATGCAGGGCGAAGTTCAGTTCCGCGTGCTGACTAGTTCGCGGCAGGTGCTCGAGGTCGCGCGTAGCGAGCCGCTTCAAGTGGGCCATCGCTTCCTTTGCCTTTTGCCACGCGTACTCCGGACGTATTCCTTTCGCCGCTTTCCAGCGCGCCTCCATTTCGGGGTCTTCGAAACCGCCGTATCCGGCCCGAGCGGGAGGCTGTCCGCCGCGCCCTTCGGTGATGGTGACAAATCCAGCCTCACCCGCCTTGCGCTCCTCCGCCTTTGTTCCGCGAAGCTTCTCACGAGCCGATCCCCGGGCCGAGCCTGTAGCGGCCTCGTCGTCGCCAGTCGCCGACATCGCAGGGTAGCGATCGAACAGCTTGCGCAACACCTCGACGCCCTTCGTCTCGTCGGTCGGCACAAAGAACCGATCTCGATAGCTGACGATCTCGTGAATCAACCCCATCTGCTTCAGCTCGGCTTCCTTGTAGGCATCCGCGCCCTTCAACTCGATCGCCGTGTCGCCCCGGAAGTAGGTCTGTTCCAGCCGCATGCCGCCAACAAGCTCCACCGTCTCGTTGTCTTCGAGCACGCCTGCGAAGATTGCGTCCGGCCCCTTGAAGCTGCGCTCTACCCCGATCGCCTTAAGCACGGCGCCAACTGCCTTGCTCGGAATCTGCACTCCGACGATCCGCTGGCCCTCGTCGGTAATCAGCCGCACTACTTTCAGACCGTGGCTGTCACGCGATTGCAACCGTTCCCAAACTGGAAGGATTGCTCCGCCGACAATATGAACCGACCTCGTCCTAATCCCGGGATCGGTCTTGTAGGCTTCCGCCCACTCAACCTTCGCGTCATTGGCATGCACGGGTTGGTACTTCGAAATAAGTTCGTCCTGGTCGATGATTGACTGCATAGCCCCGCTCGGCCGCGTTACGTGCCATCGCTGCGTGACTCGCCCGCTTGCTTCATCCGTGCGAGTCCCGGCCTTGCTCGCGACGATCAAATTGCCGGAACGGACCTGTCGATAGAACGCTCCGCCCTCGTGCTCCTTCGCGATCCGCTGCGCGTCAGCAAATGTGACCGGGTGCGTTTTCTCGTCTACCTCAAGCTGATAGTGCAGAGTCTCGGCGCCGGTGGTCTTGTCCGTGCCGACAACCGCAGGGTCGCTCATCAAGCGAATCGATTCGCCTTTTACGTCGCTCACGCCTTCATCGAAGGTGCCTGAGTCCTTGGCGTTTTGAACGGCACGCGCAAACTCGTCTCCAAACCACGCGAACATCGCGTTCTGCTGGTCAAGCTCAAGTGCCAGCACCCGGTTCAGCAATCGCTCGACAGTCGGCTCTACTATTTGCTTCGTACCGCTCCGATCCTCCTTGACCAAGCCGATCTTCTCGAAGAGCTTCATCGCCGTCTCGTCACCCACGGTCTTACGCGGCTGCTGGATCATCCGGCGCACGGCGGCCGTCCCGTACTGGTTCAGGAAATCGTACTTCTCAAGACCCTCTTTTTCGCTTCCGCCCACACCCGTAGCTTTGCGCTCGCCCTTCGTCAGCGCGCCGAGCGACGCAAGCCGCTTGGCAATCGTCGACAGAAACCGGCGCTCGCCCCCAACGTCAGTGGACAGCAACACATACTCCGGAGCGCTCGCTTGGTTGGTGCGATGCGTGCGGCCAAACGTCTGCATTTGAACATCGGCCGACCAGCCGGTCTCAAGAGTAATGTGCGCGCGGCGCTGAGTGTTCTTACCCGTATTGTCGGCGTGCAGGCTGATCCCTGTTGACGCCGACGCGGATATGATCGCGATTCGTTTCCGCCCGTCCTGAAATGCCTGCATCTCGTGCTGCGAAGCCTTCTCCATCGAGACGCCCTCGACGCGTTTGACATAGCGGGTCTTTCCGTCCGCTCCGCGAACAAGCCGCTTCTTGCGCCCGGTGATCTCGGCAACCTTGTCGACACCGAAATAGTTGACGATTTGATCGAGCGGGTTATCTGGAAGCGACAGGCTTTCGAGCTGGTCAAGCAATTCAGCCTTCATTCGCTTTGCCTGTGCGCTCTCGACGGGGTTGCCATCGGCATCCAACACCGGAACCTTGATGATCTTCTTTGTCTGAGGATCGGTCGCCTCCGTGTAGCGCGCGGTCGGAAGGGCGTTGTCCACCAGGTGCGTGAGGATCTGCTTTGGAGAGAAGTCCAAATCGTCCAAATCACGCCCCGCCGCCATAGCGTTCGTTACCTGGTCCTTTGTCCGAGCCTCACCCGTGCCGTACAGACCAAGCACCACGGATTGGCCATCTTTCAGCGCGGCCTCAATCTGCTCGATCGCCGCAGGAACCTTGAGCGCCGTCAGGAACTGACGAAAGAACCGCTGCTCGTCATTCCAGAATCGCTTCATTGCCTGCGTGCGTGCGCGGCTGTCGGCGTTCGTGACCTGAATCGCCTTATCGAAGTTCTGAAGCACGACCTGCCAGCCGCGCGCAGCGGTGTCGTAGAGCTCGCGCTGCGAAGGCGTCAGCTTATGTTCAACCTCGCGATAGTCGACGCCCTTGTAAGACAGCGTCCGCGCGGTGTACATCCCCATCGCCTTCAAGTCGCGCGAGACCATTTCCATTGCGCCAACGCCGCCCGTGTCGATCGCATTCTGAAACTCCTGAAAACCACCCGGGAAACTCGTGCCCGGTCCCCACAACCCCAGCCGCACCATGTAGCCCATGTTCTCAGGGTCGGTTGCCCCGGTCGCCGAAGCGTAAACGATCCGATAGTCGGCGTTCGTCTTGTCTCCCTCCTGAAGCGCCACGACCTTCTGCCCTCGCTGGCTGGATTCTTTCTGACCGCTCGCGGTCGCGTTCTTGGCCAGGTGCGCCTCGTCAAACATAATCACGCCGTCCGTACCCAGCCAGTCGCGTATCTGGTCGAGCCTTTCGCGGCCACCTTTCGACCGGCTGATAAGCGTCGAGTACGAAGAAAACAGCAGGCCGTCTTTGAACTCGATGTCGCCCGACGCCGAAAAGGCGCTAATCTCGGCCAATGGGACCGCGCCGCCCAACGCCTTCAGGTCGCGATCCGTCGAGGGGACCAGGTCGTTGTTCACCGAAAGCCACAGAATGCGACGCCGCCCCTGATTCCAGTTGTCGAGCGCAACGCCTGCCAGAATTCGACCCTTGCCAACGCCCGTACCGTCGCCCACAAAGAAACCTGCCCGGTTGCCATTCGGGAGCCTCTGTTCGTGGCGCTGCCCGGCATAGGCCACCGCCTCATACTGCAAATCGGAGAGTCTGCCTTCGGTCAGAACGTCAGGGTCGAGCTTTGGCTTGTAGGTAATCTCAGGCGGATCAACGGCCGCCATCGAAGCCGACTCGACTATGTTGCCGGGATGTGGGAGGCCGCCCTTGAACTTGGCGGGACGGTAGGCGACAAAGGTTTCGCCTTCTTCACGTGGAGGCGCTACGGCGCGAACATCAGCGTTACCCGGGCGAATAGCTCGCTCGGCTTCAGATTGCGCAGCTTCGACAGGTCCAGGTCCGGATTCGCCTCGCGGAACAGGCGGAGCCCCTTCTGCGGGTCCAGTTGGTCGAGCTTCGTCAGGAGTTGGTCCGGGTCGTTCCCCAGTGCCGCGTACGACATCTCCTCGGTCAGTTTTGGTCGAAGCTTTTGGTTGTCCAGGGCGTCGGTCACCATGTCGCGAATCTCTTTCCACCGTGGCGGGACGTGCGGCGACGGGCTTGATTGCGGGGCGGTCGGCGATGACGGGTTTGAGTGCATCGAGTACACCTTCCAAATCCTTCGGGGCCGATTGTATCACATTCGAGAGCCGCGCGCTCAGGTTTTCACCCGGAGTCGGCCCGGTCTTGTCGATGACAATGATCTGGTTGCCATAGGTCGTCCCGTACTTCCCGTACTCCTCGCCGGGTACGGAGATGTTCGCTCGGACGTTGTAGTCCGCCAGAATGCGCCTCCACCACCCACCCATCTTTTCGCGATCCATCGCCATGCCTTCCGAGACAATAGCAACAAGCCTCCCGTTTGGAGCGAGCCGCTTCAGCGCGTCCTCGACGTGTTCGGCACCGTACTTCGAATCGTGTTTCGTTACACGTCCCCCAGTCGACGAAAACGGAGGATTCATCAGGATAGCGGTGGGCTGGATCTCGGCCGGGAGCAGGTCATCCAGAAACTGCGCATCAACGTGAGTCGTTGAATAGCCCTGCGCTTCAAGCAGCGCGCGCCTTCGCGGATCGATCTCGTTTGTACGAACCTGAGCGCCAACTGCGCGCGGCCACATGGCAAGTGAACCAGTGCCCGCCGAGGGCTCGACAACAAGGTCGTCCGACGTGGGCGCAAGCGCCTTGGCGGCGACAAAAGCCTCAGTCGGCGGGGTCGAGAATTGCTGAAGCTCGATCTGCTCGGTGGTACGGTCGACTTGCCGAGGAAGAAGCTTCATCACCTTCCGGATCTCGTGAAGACTCTGCTTGGGCTTACCCGCCATCAAGCGGTCCGCGCTTCCGGCCAGGTGCTGATTGACGGCCACCTCCAGCGCGTCGGCTGAGTCCTTCGGCCCGTAGGTCCCTTTCGCGCGCGTGCCCCCGAAAGCCTCGTCGGCGAGTTTCGTAAGCGTCGGGTTATCCTTGACGCCCTCGCCCGAAGCTAGCCGCGCCTTAATAGAGTCAATCAAGGTGCGCGTACCGCGTGCCAGATCCCGTGACCCTACATTCGCGGGCGCGGCTTTCGCGGCGGCATTCTGCCCGGCGGACGCGGGCTCAACCGCTGCTTTTGTTTCTGCATCGTGGCGTAGCCGATCCGCTCGGCCTCGTCCTTCGGCATCCCCTTCGCCTCGTAGCCCTCCGCTATATGCGACGCCGCCCGGTCCTGTTTCCGGGTGAATCTGCTCCGTGCTGGCATTGGCTTTACCTCCTAGTGGAATCTCAACAACGCTGCCATCCTTGCCGCTGAAGGCAACGCTATTGAGGCTTACTGTCTGGCCCTCAAGCGACGCGTCCCCGGCGTACTTCTCACCCTCGCCCGGCTTCACGTAAGCGAGCGTGACGTGGGGCTTGTACTCCGGATGCGTGTCGGTGTGCGGCAGCGCGTCCGCGATCTTCTTGTTGAGCCGGTGAAGGTCAGGCGAGTCCACGTCGATCTTCACGACGTCGTACTGATCACCGCCGCGCTGGGCGGCCGCTTCCTTCGCCGGGAAGATCGAGGTCCTGCCGAGCGTCACGGTTATGGGCCCCTCGCCGGCGAGCACCTTTCGAACCTTCTCGGCGTCGCCCGTGTGCAGGCCGTAATTGACCGTGATGTGAGGCTCGGTTTCTCGGCCGTCAGCGGCGAGGGCGCTGTCTGGGATCTTCGCTGCGAGGCCGGTCACTCGCTTGGCGACGGGCGCGGGGAGATTGACCTGCGTGCTTGAGAACTTGCGCTCGGGTTCGGCCGCTGTGGGCTTGGCTGCTTCTACTTTGGGAGATTCGGGGGGCTTGGCGGGAAAGGCCCGATCAAACTCAGGACGGTTCCCATACTGCGCTCTTAGACGTGCGAGCGTGTCATCAGCAATCTCAGTATAACCCTGATTCCTGTAAAACCCGACACTCTCTAAGTCGTCGAGGGCCGCGCGCGGTAACGCCCCCTTCCCTTTCTCCGCTGCTTCCGCTACGGGCTGAGCGGGCTGCTCGGCTTGTTGTTGCGAAACTGTTGCGGCCGGTCCCTCCAACTCGTGCAGCCGTCCAGCCGCGGCCAGCGCTTTCACTTCCCGTTTTGAGACGACGCGCGGATCGTTCGCGGTCGTCGAGCCCGAATAGTGGATAACACGAGAGCCGTCAGGCAGCTTCGTAACCGCCAGCCCCGACCCCGGCGCGGTTAGCGAGCCCTGAGTTTCCGGCAACTCCTCGCCCGCAGGCACCACAACCGCGCGTCTGTCACCCGCGCGCAACGCCTCAAGCTGCGCAGGAAGTGGCTCAGGTGACCCCAAAGGCGCAGCCCTCCCCGCAATTTGCGGGGTGCCGGCCACTGGCCGCTCCGCGCTTGGCGGTGCCACAGCATCAGCGGGACGAGCGGGAGGCTCCACAGCGCCAGGAACAACACGGCTCCTACCAGCAAGTTCATTCTGCACCTCCGCTCTAACCAGGTTGGGATCGACGCTTTCCATCAGCGGCGTGTGGACGATTGACGATGGCCCGATTCGAGATTCCGAAGCTAAATCTGGGCCACCTCGCGCGCTCGCAGATTCAACGGGTTGCGGGGCCAATGGCCCAACCGGAGTCTCGGGTGCCGAAATTGGGCCACCCGCTCCAGCTTCCGTCAACTGACGAGCTGGGCCAACTGGCGGCGCCGTGCTCTCGCCGGCACGATCGTATTCAAGCGCGCGCCGTCCCGCCTCTGCCTGTCGAAACTCCGAGAGCTTCCCTTTAACTTCGCCTGCCGCTCCGATCGCTGGCGCACCTTCAAGGGCGAGCAGCAACAAGCCCTGCTGGAAGATCTCGGGTGCGGTCATCTTCCGGCCCTTGATTCCCAACTCGAGCGCCGCCGACGTGCCGATGAACTGCGCCGCGTTGACGGCCCCCTGCGCGGTCAGTCCCGCGACGTTCGCGCGAAGGTGTTGCCCCAGCGCCTCGACAGCACGGTCGATCTCTACCTGCGAGCTTTCCTTGAGGCTGTCGGCGACAACGCGAGCACGAGCCGAAGCAACCGCACGCTCGCCGTCCGTCGTGGAGGCATCGCTTGCCAGCGCCTGAAGCTTCTGCAGTCGAGTGAGCCGCGTGGCGACTGAAGCCTCCGACGCCAACCCTTCCGCCGCGTCCGGAGCAAGCGCGCGCGTTACAGCCTGCCGCGCGAAGCCGCCCAGCGGAGAGCCCTGAAGGACGAAGAGTGGACCGGCGGCAATCAGGCCCTCGCCTAAAGCTTCGGTCGGTGAGGCTCCGCGCGCGAGTGCCCGGCCTGAACTGAGAGCCCCCATCGCAAGAGCCGGAACCTTTGCCGCCGTGATCGCCGGAACCGTCAGCGCTATGTCCGTGGCCCCTCGCACGAGTCCGGGAACGATGCCGGGGTTGCGCTCGCGCTCGACGTCGCTCGCGTGTTGCATCTCACGAGAAAGGTCTCCAGCGTGAGCCAGATCCTCCGACGAGTCTGGCGGGAGCCCGCGCTTGGCCCTTTGCTCAGCTATAAACTTTCCAAAACCCTCGATCGGTATCGCGCCCAGCGCCCCGATGTCGCCAATCACTCCGCTGACTGCTCCTGCGATCGGCTCGACCCCGCGTTTCAACCCTTCGACGACACCCATCCGGCTGCCGTCGTCGCGCGTGCCCATCACCACGTCGGCCGCTTGCTCGTACAACCGCCTGGGTAGCAACATCTTCGACCGGCGCGCCTGTTCGTTTGCATACGCGCGATTGGTTTCAGACTGCGGGGTCAGCGTGACAGGCGGAAGCGAGGTCCGATCCTTGGGTGCGAGCAGCTCTGAGAACTGCGGCGGAGGTGGAGCCCAGGTCGAGTACTTGCTTCGCGCGGAAGGCTGGGCGGTGGGCGTCGGAGCAGCCGTGGCGGCAACGGGGGCTTGGGCGGGGGGTGCCCACGTCGAATATCTGCTGCGCCGCGACGGTTGTGCCGGAGCCGAAGCGGGCGGCGCCGTCACCTGCGCGGGAGTCCCCGCGTTCGCAAAGAACGAATCCGGGTCGATCTTTGGTTTCAGCCCTTGCCGCGCGGCTCCCAGAATCTTACTCGTGTAGTTGCGCGTCTCAGGTATCCGCGACCAGCTCCCATCTCGAACACGGCCGAGCCCAGCGTTATAACCTGCAAGCGCCGCTTCATAATCATTGCCGGTTTCGTCGAGCAGATCGCGCATATGCCGCGCTGCCGCGTCGAGCGCTCTCGGCGGATCAGCGAGATCCTCTCCGCGCAGCCCGTAGCGCGCGGCCGTGTCGGGCATGAACTGCGCGATGCCGGCCGCGCCCTTGGGACTCTTGCGACGTCCGCTCACGACGTCCGGGTCGTAGTTGATCGACTCGTGCGCCATCTGGCGTTCGAAGATGTTAGGGTCCACGCCGTAGCGCGTGGCTGCTTCCCGCGCCATCGAGGGATAGTCGGGCGAGGTGCTCTTGAAGAAGTCCTCAGGCGCGACCCGAGGACGCAGTTGTTCTTGCGGGGTGCCCATTAGGGAACGATGTACTTACCTGTCGAGCGAAGATAGGAAGCGGCCCGCTCGGGCGTCCATCCGTTTGCGTCAGCGTACTGCCTCACCTGGTCGGCGCTGAGCTTTGTCTTGCCGCTCGCGCCGCTCTGCACCTGCGAGCGCGGTGTCAGCCTGCCGCCAGTCTTGCTGGTCAGCCTCCGCTCTCCGGTTTTGCGCGGCGCGTTCTCTCGCCTCCACTGATTCTTGAGGTCCTCGCCATCCTTCGGAAGCATCTCACCGCGCGCGACGAGACTGTCGATATGGGTTAGGTACGTCTGGGTGCGTTCGGCGTACTGCTCCGGGGTTTCACCGCCCGGGTAACCATACTCGTCTTGAGTGGTGACCGTCGTGTCCGCGCCGGTGTCCGGCGTCGGCTGCATCTGCCCACCCTGCGGCTTCGTAAGCGTCGGAGTGTCGTTCTCATCGTAGGTCACAACGCCGACCTCTCCCGTCTTCGCGTTGAAAAGGACGTGAGGCGTCCGGCCACCCGCGCCCGATCTCTTCGCTGGCGGAGTGTAGCCGGCCAGATACGAATGACCGACCTGCTCGGCAATCTGCCGGGGTATCGGCACGCCGGGATTTCTCGCCATCCAGTCGTTCAGCGTCTTCTCCTGAAGCCGTTCCTGCCATTCCTGGTTGTGACCCTGAACCTGCGTCTGGTGCCAGTCCGCGTTCAATCTCATCTGCTCGTCGGCCCGCCGGTTGTCGTCAACAATATTCGTCATCCCGAGTTCGCGGCTGGCGTCGCCCAGATACCTCTGTTGCCGCTGGATTGAGCGGGGCTCAACGTCCGTGCGGTACGAATATCTGTTGTAGGCGTCCCGGTCCAGCGCGCCGATCGCAAGGCCCTCCGCTGCCACGACCGGGTTCAGGCCGCTTTGTACAAGGAACTTTCCGCCGAGCTTCAGGTCCTGCATCAGCCTCTGTTTGAATCCGTGGGGACGGTTTGCTTCGATGTAGTCGCGCTCGCTTGGAAGCCGGGCGCTTTCGTCCTGATATCGCCCGTAGGATTGGGAGTAGGCGCGCAGGGGAGGCGTCGGCGCGCGACCTGGGTCCGTGTAACGCGGCTCGAACGAGGGGGCCGCTTCACTTCCGTGACCGGACGGGTCAATCGAAGAAACCGTTGGCGGCACCGGCTGGCTGTAGCGCGACGTCGGACTGCTGAGATACTCCTCCATGTCGCGCGGCGCGCGAGGGGCAAGGGGTAGGGGCTCAGGAGCTGGCGCGGCCGCAAGCTCGCTTCGGGGCACGAGCCGGAACTGCTCCTCGACACCTTTCGCCAGACCCGATCGCGGGATGAGTCGGCTCGCGGTGGGCGCCTCCTCAGCGTCTACCGGGATGGGCCTTGGCGTAAGGGTTAGGCCCGCGCTTTGATCTTCCTCTTGCGGACGCCGCGGGATGAGCCGCGAAGCCAAGCTTGCCAGACCGTATCCCATTACCGACCTCCGGATTGAAGTTGGGGCGTGAAGAGTGTAAGCGCGGGGTCAAGTGTCAACGATAAAACCGCCCGGGCCGATTTGGGCCGGCCCGGGCGAAGGAAGCAGAAGAGGTATCCTCACAATTGGGTATCGGGGAAACGATATCCGCCACTAGCGTAGCAGCCCCGTCAAATTCTTAGGCTGGCGCGAACGGTTCGGCCTTCAAAAGCATATCCGCCGCCGTCCTGAGCGCCTCGATCGCCGCTGACGCCAAGGCCCTTGCGTCCGCGTTCTTAATGTGCGTCACCCCCGTCCGGTTGAGTTCGTCCAACGTATCGATAGCGTCCGTGGCCAGCTTCTTCACCTCCTGGGCGTTTGACGAGTCGAAGTGGTCGTAAGGGGCGAGCTTCGAGTCGAACGTGTCACGCGCATGCGACACGTCGTCCAGTATCGCGTTCGCTGCCTTACGGTCCTCCTCGTCGAGTTGTTTGACGAGGGGCAACGCTATTCGCGCGGCTGATATTGAAGGCTTGGCGATGAGAAGGCCCTGCTTAAAGTTCTTTATCGCCGCCGTGCCCGGGGGATCGCCCGGCTGTTGTTTGGTGCAAGCGGGCAGGAGGGCCAGGATCACAACCGCAAAGCTCAACTTCACTCTTTTCAGAATCATGAAACTTTCTCCTTTTGGGTTACAGGAGTCCGGGTATGCCCGCGATGATCGCAAGCAGGCGGACCAGATAGATTCTCTTTTGCCACGTAGCCGCAGCTTCCGAGTATTTGCGCCACGCCTTCATCATTGCCGGGTATTCGTTGAAGCCCTCGGCTACCTTGCCGGTCGTTGCGTTCAAGTTCGCCATCGAGCCCTTGAGTTCCGCGAGGATCGCCGGAATGTTCTGATCTTCGAGGAGCTTCTTCGCCTGCCTGACGGTCAGCTTTCCCTCGTTTATCGCATCCGTGATAGCCCCGGCCAGTTCCGTCGTTCTCGTGTTGAAGGTATTCGCCAGCAGAGCCAGGTTCGGCAATATACCGCCCTCGCCGTTCAGAGACCGGTTGGTGTTGAGCGTAAGCGTTGCCACGTTGTCCGTGACCGCCTTAAGGCTGGCAAGGTTGTCGCCGACCTGGTTGATTCGCGCGATGGAAGCATCGGTCAGCCTGCCAGTGTTCTTGTCGAGATGGTCAATCAGGACGGTTAGCTTATCCTGCGACTTTCCGAGGTCATCCAGTCGCTGATTTATCTTTCCCGCATTAACCGTACTGAGCTTCGAGTTAAGCTCCTGGACAGTCAGTCTTAGATCGCCTATCACACCGGTCACGGCCGCGTTCGTGGCCCCGACCATGTTCTGAGCGTTACGAAAGCTCCATAGAGTCCACACGAGCATCGCCGCGACCAAAGCGACGAGGGCAAAGTAGCCCCACTCCCGATACACGATCGCGCGCTGCTTCGAGGTCTCCAGGTGTTCGCGAGTTAGATCATCGCTCATCGAAGGTGATCCTCTCGATCGGACCGCGATGCCAGAACTTGAACGTTCGGAGCACGTTGCCCTTCTTTTCAACGCCGGTCCCGCGCCACCACCGCCACCGTTTGCGGACCCGCGTTTTCTTCACAGGCTTTGCCGGCTTTTCGCTCATTTGATCTTTCCTTCCGACGGCGACGCGGCTCGCGTGACGGGCTCTTCAATCGTCGATTCGATCTTCTTTCTGCCGAGCGCCGCAAGCGAACCGGCCAGGTACGCCATTGTGAGTTCCACCTTGTCGTAGAAGCTCCAGAAGCTCGCGCCCGGCTCAATCCAAATCGCCAAGCCCTGCCGTGCCCAGTGGAGCCCGATTCGAACGGCGGTTGCGCCGGTTACGATTCGCGTCGCCCAGTTCAGGAGATCGGTTACTGTAAGGTGGGAGAAGTCAATCATCAGGACCTTCCCGCAATTTGCGGGTTCGAATTAGAGCGCCGCACCCGCGCCCCCGGCGAACGCCGCCACCCCTCGTCCTATTGTGTCGGCCGAAAACAGCCCGCCTTTGCGCGTAGCGTCATACATCGAGCGCTGGTAGGCGTTAGCCTGATCCACCGCCGACCGATACTTCAGGTCGTCGCGGAACCTGCGCGACCCCTCAAAGGTTTGCTCGGCGTCGTTGTACGCACCCCCGGCTGCCTGCGCATACTGCACGCCCGCGTTTTCGTTGAGCCTGCCAGTTAGTTCAGAGTCGAGAGAGGCCGAAAGCATCGGGTCAACTCCGAAGGCGAGGTCCTTGGACATCTGTCTGCGGCCCGTCGTATAGTCGGAAGCCGTCCGGGCGTTGATCGCCGAGATAACAGGCCGCAGGCGGCCCATCTCTTCGGTCCTTCCCTCTCGCGCGGCTATCAGGTCTTGCTTGGCGAACCTGCCTGCCTTGCCTAGACCAACATCGCCGGCTTCACCGATCGCGTCTATGTAGGGCTGAGAACCGCCCACCTGGCGGTAGTCGGGGCGGCTGCCCATGAACAAGTCCGAAATGAACGACATAAGCGCGAAGAGTGTAAGCCCGGCGTCAAATCCCCCGGCTTAGATATCGCCCCTGTCTTTCGCACGCGCGAGCCTTTCAAGCACCGGCTCGGCCGCGGCGACTAAATCACGGAGCAGCGCCTTCACGCTTTGACCTTTCATCGCGCGCGGCTCGGCGTGAATCGGCACCCGTTGCGAGTACGCATCGACCGTCGCGGTCGGGATGATCTCGCTTCGCACGGTGCAGGCGTCAGGATGAACCGTGTCAATGTCGAACTCGATCAGGCGTCCCGCCCGCAGGCTGCACTGGTCCGCGGGAAGGGCCCGAAGCTCGGCCGCTAGATGATGCACCCGCTCATGAAAGCGATCGAGCCTTTTCGCCGCCGCTATGAACCTCGCGTCAGTGACGCACTCGGCGTGCGTGTCCATCGAGACCATGCGCATCCCGCGCTTGTTTCGAACAGGCACGGTGATCCGGCGCGCCGGCTTTCCGCACTTACAGGGTACGGGACTGTATTCGAGTGTGATCGGCATCCTGCCTCCTAGAAGCTTGGGAATCGGGAGCTTGGATAGCTTCCCGGTCCGCCAAAATCGATTTCCGGCTGGGGGTAGGCGGCCGGATCATACACAACCGAAGGCGACGTTCCCGCCTGAAACCCCTCAAAGTACGCGCTCAGCAGCGACCAGCCGGTCGAGCCGCCCCCGCGGTACCCGTTATGAATCCTGAACTGCCAGACCGGAACAAAGCTCGACGACACGCCAACCGACTGGTTTGCCTTGATGCTCGGATTCCACATAACCTCGTTCTTGAACACGCCGTTGCTCTTCCGGTAATTCCTCAGCTCGATCCCGTCAACGCTGAACCAGTTCTCGTCCGTGCCGGGAAGGATCTCGATCACGTTTTTCGGGTCATCCAGGTAAACGCGCGCGGGCACGCCTGAGATGATCCCTGAAAGCGGGTTTTGATTCTGGTAGCCGAACGTCCCCCGGCTCATCATGTAGCAATCGCTGTTCGACGACGCAACCGCAACCGCGTCGATCGTCGCCGTCTTCGTCGCCGGGACGTAGCTGTTGATCCGGCGAATCTGGTCAACCGCGGCCTGCGCCGGAAAGTACAGCGCGTAGCCCGTGTAATCGTCGATTGTGTTCGGAGCCGCGCCCAGCTTGAATGTTGTCGTCGTGTGGCCCGTCCCGCTTTTTTCTCCAAAGGTCAGCCCCGCATGAATCTCATACGCCTGGTTATTGGCCGGGACCGAATCAAACCCTACCACTTGAACGATCTTTAGCAGCCCGTTGTAAGCGGTGATTCGCCGCACTCGATTGTTAGCCGCCTCCCCGGGAACATGCAGAAACATATCTTTGTAGGCATCTGTGACCCCACTGGCGAAGGCGTCCAGCACGAACGTTGTCCCGGTGTGACCAGAGCCGCTCGTGGCCGATCTCTCAAGCCTGATCGGGAGAATTGGAACTCCGCTCCCGATCCCATCCTCGATCGGACGCCCGATGGTCGAGCCGAGTACGGAAGTCCCCAAGCTCCACGGTCCCCAGTTGATCGCGTTCAGCACCCGCGCGTAGAAGTAGTATGTAACGGTCGAGATATCAGTGAGCGGGCGCTGGAACTCGAAGAATCCCGTGTGTCCCTTCCGGATCTTCTTCACGCCCTCAAGCCCCACGGTCGGATCACCCAGCGGCGCCGTCGCCTGCGTGGACATCACCACCTGGAACTTCACGAACGTCTGCACGTTGGTCGCCGGCAGCTCCACCTCGACCTTCACGTTGCCGTCGATGAAGGTCTGGCAGTCGGGCGCGATCGGAGCCCCGGGCGCAGCCGTATCGCCGTCGAGCGGCCCAGTCCCGCCGGTGGTGAAGTTGTCGTCAACCGTTCGCGTGTTCCCAACCTGCGATGTGAACTTCGTCCGGAAGATAAACTTCCTCAACCTCTTCAAGGCCAACTCGCCCCAACCGATGCGAATCTGGCCGCCCGTTTCCGGGTGAAACCGATGGCGGCGCAGGTTCTTTTCATCCAGAATGCGCCCGCTGATCGCGTACTCCTGCCCGGCTCCGGTGTTGACAGATCCGCTTACGCTTGCGTGCGTGTTGTCGGTTATGTTCGTAACCGTCACCGTCTGCCCACCCGGCCCGCCTACGATCACCTCGCCCAAGACGAGCAGGTCTGTCAGGAAGGTAGTGCCCGACCCGATCATCACCCCGGCGCTTATCTGCACGGTACCCGTCCCAGTTCGATACCGCCGCAGCTCGGCCGTGTCGAGCGCGATGGGCGGGTTCGGCTGTGTGGCGACGACGCTGACGTATCTCAGCGTGTCGTCGTAGGGTTCGGTCGCGTCGTACTGATAGGCCACGCCGGTAAGCTGGGGCAGTCCGGGTGTGTCGCTTGTGAAGCCGCCCGCGGTGAACGTCTGCGTCGTGTCGGGGAAGACGTGCCGCCTGCCCGACTCGGCGATCAACAGGTTCTGAACCCAATCGTATTTTCGGGCCGCGACAAATCCGTTGATCCGCATGTCCAGATGCGTTTGATTCTGCTCGTCATCCGAAATGTCGTGAGGCGGTTTGAGGGCATAGGCGCTCGCGTCGTTCGTGAGCCTGAAGCGTGGCGTGACCCGTGTGACCAGCGCCGTCTTCCAGGTGTGCGGCTGGCCGAATAAAAGCTCGAGCCCGGCGCCGCCCGTTCTGAACGCGCGATCGACGGTAATCGTTGCGCCGGCGACGTTCGTCACCTCGCGCGTCTGGCCGCTTACGATTATCAACATCCCAACGGTCACCTGCCCGACAAAGCTTTGCGTGCCGACGACGGTCACCGTCGAGTTGAGGGTGACCGAGCCCGTGTATGCGGTCAGGAGCCCGTTGATCGGCGCGTAGATCCTCACGACGACAAACGCATCGAAGGCTTTGGTGACCAGGTCGAAGTTGTTCTCGAGGATCAGCCCCGTGTCAGGCTTCGACGGGTCGTTCGGGAACATCGAGATTGAGTTCCAAGTGGTCAGGAAGTTTGCGTCGTCGGGCGGGTCGGGGTTTCGGGTCTTGCGGCTGTTAGGAAAGTCCCCCTTGGCGATTAAGGCAACGAGCCCCCAGCCGGTTGACGGCGTCAGTTCCTTGTCGAACGTGCCCTCGAAGTGATTGGAGTCGATTGCCGATTGGGGGATGTCACGCCACGTCTGTTCGCGATTTTTACTGGCTGGCTCCCCGGTCTGCCGGTAGATCGCCGTTATCCAATCGATTCCCGAGGACGGTGGAAGCTCGATCGCACATCCCGTGATGATGCCCTTAGGTCCGGGGGTCTGGCTTGTGATGAAGGGATTGCCCGGCGTGATCGTGGTAAGAGCGCGCCTGCGTCCGGAGCGCTGGCCGGCCTCCAATGCGACGACGCGGCGTTCGAGAGCGTTGTCAGCCTGCGCCATCACGTCAAACGAGGCGTCGCTCGACGCCCCGCCCGTCAGGCCGGTTCTGCCTTCTGTTTTCGCCATTAGCGGGAAAAGTGTAAGCGGGGGGTCAAGTGTGGTAGGATCGGGGCCAATGCAGGTTTCGACATTCCAAGCACTGTGCTTACTGCCGGACGGCGAGAAGTTTGTAGCCTTCCGCCCCTACTGGAGAGGCGAGAAGCAGACATGGCATCGATTCGAGATGAGCGTTGAGGAGGTGAGTAAGCTCGCCGAAGCCTCGTACACAAGCCGCCTCTGTCAAAAGAGGGGTATTGGCTACGTTCTCCCCTTCGGAAATATCTACCTGAAGATGGACCGCTCCCGGTTTCTTGCTTTCCTCGACGACAACGGCCTTGAGGTGGAGAGGACGCCCGCCGGGAGGCCGAAGATACGACGGGTAGCTAGCCGCGCCGCTTCCGTCCCAGATGATTCCAGCCCCTCTGAGAATTGAGGTAGGTCTGTTCTATCTGGCGGCTCTCGCTGAGTCCCTTTTGAACGGCGGGACCCGTGCGCCAGGGATGCGCGGACTTCTTCGGCTCAGGCAGCGCGGGCTCGAAGGCGGGCCACAGGAAGAGTAGCAACAGCCCGGCGGGTGTGTCCTTACGTAGCGTCTGGTCGGTCATAACTCCCAAAAAGCGTCTCCCAATAAGGCTTAACCTCTCTCCATCCGAATTCCCCCACCTCTGGATGTGCGGCTCTGAAGGCATTCGCGGCGGCTTGCCACTTGTTCATTTCCTCAGAAGCATCGCGAACCTTCTGCGTCTCCATGAGCCGTACATACTCGACATCTCCGCCCGTTGAAGTCTCACCCTTCCAGTCCTCCATGAATTTTGCGGCGAGCGCATAGTGAGCCCCGTCGTCAAGATACAGGTCGCCGGGTTGCGGATTGCTCTCAACCGCGCAGAGCGCGATGGTCACTCCATCAACTTGCCGAATACGAATCGCCACATGCCCCCTACAGATCGACGTAGGTCTCATCAACATTCCCGTGAACCCCGATTGAATACGCCCTGCCGCCAGCCGGGATCGCGGAGCGCTCCATCGAGAGGTTCTTCAGCCTTTTTACGTTGCACTTCACTTGCGGCTCAATATGCTCGCTCCCCGTCGCGTCAGCCTGCGTATCGAGGGCCGTGCCTGCATCCAGATTGCCGTACAGCTTATTTGTGCCGGTGTCCTTCATCACGCCCTCGTAGCCGAACACCGCTTTCCTGTGCCGCGCGTTCCCAAGCGTCAGCCACGGCGACCTGGCCGAACCGCCCCCCGAACTCGACCCCGAATCGAAGGGCTTCACCGAGCCATCCGAAAATTTCAAGTACAGCTTTCCACCGATCGTAGCAGCCGTGTCCACCGCGCCCGGTAGATCAAACTTGGGAGCCCACTCGCCACGCCCGCGCATGAAAGCCTGAGCGGTCGCGTTCGGACCGTCGCAAACAACAACCGCGTCCATCTTTGGATAGTAACCCAGTACCGCCGTCGCCGGGTTGATGTCCTTGACGTCCGGCCTCACGTCATCCGCCCAGCTCGTGTCCGGAGTCTCGCTTCCGTTCGAACGCACGAGATACCCGTCGCCTGAATCCGCGTAGATTTCCGCCTCGATCATGCAGGCGGCGCTTTCGTTCAGGATTCCGACGTTCGGCCAGAAGGCTCGCACAAACACCGGCCCCGTCTCGTCACCCGACAGGATGATCCCCTGAACCGAATGCCGGGTGAACACTGTCTGCCAGCCGTTCCCCGGACGGCCGTCTACTCGAACTATCGGCTCAGCCGGGTTCAGGAAGCGCGTAAAGCTTGCGGGCCAACCAAGACGGCCCGGAAGCGAGGGGCTCACGCCCGCCCCGCCGTAGCTTCCGAGCGGACACATCACCGACCCGAGTGTCGTCAGGTGAGTCGCGGCGGGCGGAGGCGCAAACTCAAACGGGGCGAGAATCGAGGAACTCTCAAAGTCGTAGTATTCGATCGCGATCGAGTTTTGCCGGTTGATGCTCAGGCTGTCGGTCACCGTGCCAAGCTGCGAAGAGTCGAACTCGATGCGGAAATACCAGGGTCCGAGTTGGCTCGATCCGCCGTCCGAACCGTAGACCGCCCATCGCTTTCCGTCTCCGGGCGTGGCGATACCGTTCATATCGATCAGCAGCCGGTTGTGATTGGCCGTCACCGCGTTCGACGCCGGCGAGGCGTTTGATTCTTCACCCGTCGCGGATCTTACCTGGGTGATCTTGATCGAATAAGTGCCGAGCGGCTTCTTCCCGCTCTCGTTTGTCAACCTGAGTGTTGGCGCGACCGGAGCCGCAAGCCCAGCCTGAAACAGCACGGCGTTGAGGATGAACTGCAAGGCGCTTGAAGCCGTGGCGATCGACGACCCGTTGCGATAGACGGCGCCGCTCCCAACGAACCAGGTCGAGTCTCCGCGGTAGAGCAGAACCGTTCCGGCCCCGACCCCGCCCGGCGAGGCGTCGCTTCCAAGCGGCACCATCAGCCCAATCGCCATGTTCGCAATCGACCCGCCCATCCCCAACCAGCCCTCGACGTATTCGTCAAAAATCCAGACATTTCGGCCCGAAACGATGACCGGGATTGGCATAGGGATGGGCTTGCCCGCCAGCTTTGGGAGGTACTTTCCTCCGAAGAAAATTTCAATGTCGAAAGGTCTACCCATTGGCTATCCGCTCGGCGTGGCTCAGAACCGCTGCATCCCCGGCTCCCTCCGCCGCCTGCCCGCGCGCCTCGCGCAGCGCCACAACATCAGCAGGCAGCCTCTCCGTTGCGTTCAAGTGCCCGCATGCGCACTTCACAAGATCGACGAACCTCGAAAGCGCTGGGACATAGATTCGCCCGGCGATCGATTTATCGGTAGCCGGGCACTTGCAATGGTCGTGATCGTCTCGTGCCACGGCGCGCCCGAGCTCGGTAATGTGAGCCAGTCGCTTCGAACGCGGCTCGCAAACAGCCAGCACACTGTAGGCGTCACCCAACAGCCCCTGCCCGATCATCGCGTCCGCCAGGTTGTTTGCCGTCGCCCGGATGCGCCGCTCAAGCTCGGGCTTCGTGAAACCCCGCTTACGCGCGGGAACGGGGCGCAGCGCCTTCAGCCGGTCAAGCTCCGTGGAGTACAACTCGCTTCCGATGCGCGCGTGATTCAAGCCAGCCTCTTCGTCGCTGAGCCGCGCGGCCGTCCCGTGAAGCGACATCAGCCTGTCGCGATGGGCAAGGTCTTTCTTTCGTTGTTTGAGGGTGAGGGGTCCGCCCTTCGCCAGCTCCGGAGGCAGCCCCTCCACTTCAGGCGGGAACGCAAACGCGGCAGGCTGTGACTTGGTCTTCGTCAACGGTTATCACGACTCTTCCAGTGCTTCGCGCAGTGCGCGCACGCATCGAACCCTGCGCCGATCGCATCCCTTCCGCGCTTGAATTCAACGCGGTTATCGGCAGTGATAGCGTCGAAGTTGCACTCGGGCTTGTGCCGCTTTACCGAATGGAACTCCTTCGTGCTCTTGTTGCCGACGTAAACCGGCTCCACCTTCCTTGCCATATAGATCACCCCTTTGCCTTCATCAGGCCTGGCACGATGCCCACAACCAGGTTGACCAGGTCCGGTTTGTATTTGTCCTTCAACGCCGCAAGCGTCGGGATCGCGATCGCGGTCGCAAGGATGTCACCCACAAGCGGCCCCTGAACTGCGGCCGGCGGGCTCGTCCAAATCTTCCCCTGCTCGACTGCGAACAACCCAAACTCTGCGCAGAACTGATAGGTGAATGCCGCGCGGCCCGCTACCATCACAAGCTCGGTCGGCGTCAGGTCCGCCTTGGTCACCCTGCTGATGTAGCCCGGCAAAAAGTCAGCCGGCACGTCCACAGCCCCGTCCGCGTCAAGCGTCAACGCCTGCTCTCGCTCGAAGTCTTTGGCGTGCGGGCCGTGCGCCTGCTCCTCGGACATCTGGCGAAGCGCCGCCCGTGCGGCAATTTCAATCGTGCGAGCCGGGATACCTGAATCGCCCGCCTCGTCGCGTACGCTTCCTACCAGGTCCGGCAGTGTCATCTCAGCGCACCCCCGCTGTTACCGCTTCGACCGGCTCCGCCTTCTGTCGCTCTGCCGCAAGCTCCTGAAGCGCATCGATCAATCGGTCTTCGATCTGCGCGGGCCACGCCCCAAGCGTTGCCACCTGAACAGCCCTCACCAGAAGCCCCGGTCCGGCAGCAAGCGCCCCGGCCGGATAACGCGTGTAAACGCCCTTATCGCCCACCGCCGCGTATGCCAGCAGCGAGTCAGATCTCGCCGACCGCAGGGCCGACACGGACGGCAAGATATCGAAGCCGAGCCCAACGGCCGCGTTGACCGTCGCGTGCTGAATGTCGTTGCAAACAGGGATGGATTCAGGCAGCAGATCGGTGTCGGTCGAGAAGCTCGCCTTTTGCACACCCTGCGCGTCAGCCGCGCCCAGCGTCAGGTTGTAAACGTTCTCGGCAAGTGAGCGATGTCCGGCCTTGTACGCCTCACGCGCGGCCCGGTGACGCGCCGAGTTGATCATCGCCTCGATTTCTTCCGGCATGATGCCGGTCTGTTCGCGAGGCCCGATCCGCGATTCTATGTAGGCGATTGCTTGATCTACTGTGATGGGGCACCTCTCTGCTTGCGGATATACTGCTTGAACCCGGCCGAATCAAAAGTACACCACTTGGCCTTTGCGCCCAGTCGTCCGTCGCTTACGATCGTAAGGTCGTCATCATCGCCAACCTGCGCCAGTACGACGTGCCCGCTGCACATCTGGTAATGCTCGCAGGCGTACCCTTGAACCTCGTCGCTCGTCGCGTGAAACGGCAGCGGCCAAGCAACGCGCTGATAACGCGCGCACCCGGCCAATAGAAGAAGGCAAGCTATAGCGAGAACGTTCCGTCTCATCATTCGTCCAGTCCCGCCGTATATCGCTCTCCGACGTGGCGTACTCCCGGATGAGCCTTCTCGTCATCGAGAACATCACCGCACGTCTTCGGATCGGAACAGCGCACCCACTCGGCCTTCACAGCGCTGCGCGTCAAGACCGCCTCCTCGAGCGCGTGCTCGCAGGTGATCCAGAATCCGTTCCCGTTGCAGTTCACGATACGCATCAGGTGAGATTGCAGCTGATCGCGTAGCGCGGCGGCGGCATCGACGGGCTCCTCGGTATCCTGACTCTGGGCGTCGCCCAGGGACGTGCCCGCTTTACGCATCCTCTCTTCGTCGGCTACTTGCCGCGCGGCATCGGAGTCTGCGTCTTCGTCGTCAGCATCAGCGTCTTCTTGATCGTTCGTGAACACACAGCCGCAGTACGGACAGGTGACCGACGAATCACTTGCGGGCGGAGGGGTAGCCTTAGCCGCAGAATAAGCCTTTTGCGCCGTGGCGGCCGCTTGCCCCAAGGCGAGCCCCGTTACCAGAATTCCGATCGCAAATAACAGAATCCCAACTGACAGTACGTTAATCTTCATCGCACCTTTCCCTTTCTCCGGCTCTTCACCGGCTTTGAACCTTCCATAGCACCGAGCACCTCGAGCGTCGTGCCCTTGTCGCGGCGCATCTCGCAAATGCGCACCGGCCCGACCAGCCAGCAAGCGTTCGCCTGGTCGTAGTGGACACGGTCAACCAGGACCAGACCCTGCCACGAAACCATGCGGACTTCGTCGCCAGCATGCAGCTCGATACCGTTCTTGTCGCGCAGCCCAAGTCCTTGCATTGCTAGTTCCGCCCTTTCTGCGGTTTGGTAAAGCGGCTCTTGCGCTTGTCGTAGTATCCTTGCCGTTCCGCCTCCTCGACGTCGGTGTCCGTGGCGGGTTCTTCGCCGCGCCGGATCATCTCTTTCACGCGCAGGCTTGTCAGCAACTGGCGATTCCGAGCGGCATCCGACTTGTGCATCATCTCGCCCGTCTCATCCGGGCCAATCTGGTCGCTCGCGTTCACGTCCATCGTGCCAATGCTGCCAACCCGAACGGGTTTCTTTTTCAGGTCGTCTCGGTAAGCCATCCCAATCCTCCCACCCCGCAAATTGCGGGGTGACTACGGCGAACAGAACCACGCGATCAGCCCCGCGACGGCGGCAAAGCCGAACGCGACGGCCGCCACTCTTCTGTCTTTCGCTCGCTGGTTCATTAAGCCACCCGCTCCATCTGCTGATAGGCAACGACTGGCGGTATCTGCACCTCGCCCGCGCGAATCATCTGCGCGCGCATAACCCACTGCTGCGCAAAGTAGCTGGCCATTTGGATCCACGTGTCCATCTTCGGCGTGCACATCGAAAGCAGGCACGCGACTGTCGCGTTCGTCAGCTCGTCAGGCGCTTGCGGCGCCGCGCCTTGGGCAAATCGAACAATCTTGCAGACGGCCGACGTCCCATTGTGACGGATGATCCGGCCGCCCTCGATGTCGTAATACTTCCCGATCGACGTGCGCGAAAGCGGGTCGCTCGCAAGACGCTTGAAGTAAGTGGCCGGTCTGCGGATCGCGTCCGTGCTGTCAACCTGCACGTTGAGCACCTGGTAAACGACGCCGCCGCCCGAAGCGGGAGTTATGATCGCATTGTCGGCAAGCGCTCCCGAGATCGTAGTCAGGCTCTGCAGCAGCGGGTTGCCGTCGCTCTGGCCAAGCGTCATGCAGACTTCCGCGTCGGCGTCGAGCGCGAAGTTCGCAAGAAAAGCGTAGGGGAACTTTTTCGGGTCATCTATCGCCCCGATAGTCGAAGCGTCACCCGACCCCGCGCCCGTCGAGGCGTTCAAAATCACGGCAGCCTGCTTCACTAGATAATCGACTGTTGCTGACATCAGCGCCTCAGGTTTTCACGCGTGCCGCCCTGCTCGGGCGGAGGCGGACTCTGCCTGCGCGGCTTCTCACGCCCGGGCTTCTTCTCGGAGCGCGGCTTCGCCTTGCGCTTCACCGTCTTCAGCTTCCCACCCCGGTTAGTTTCCATCGTTACACCTCTCCGATGATCGGACCGTTGCCGCTTCGCATAGAACCCCCGCGGCGAGTTTCGTTGAAGGCGCGCCGGTGTTTGGAGCCCGCGCCCGGATCTTTCATCGCCCAGTTCATGAAGACCTTGCCGAACTTCTGGCGCTGCTTCTCGATGTTCTGCTCGTACCCTTGGGCAACGTCCCGCGTGTAGATCTTCCTGATGTCCGGAGTGCAGGCGTCAGCGGTTTCGATCACCACGTAGTTGATTGCCTGCGAAGGCAGGAAGGCATTCTCGGCCAGGCCCGGCCTGCCGTAGCCCGCGGGGTCATACCAAACGCGGAAAGTAGCCGCAGCCGCAAGCGGTTGATTGAACCTGATCACGGGATTGCCGGTCGAGCCGTCACGATAGAGCACCGCCGCAAGCTCAGGCAGGCTATTAAGCTGGCGCATATCCGCGATCAGTGGAACGGGCGTCGTTCGCTCGATGCCGGTCGCGCGGTCTACGGTTTCAAGTCCCAGCGGCGTGCCAAACAACTCAATCTCGCCCATGTCCTTCTGTTGTTCGCCGGTCGAAAGCGCGACCTCGGCTTGCTTCAGGTAGATCGTGCGATCGGATATGGCGACCATCTGCTGAATCAGGTCGAGCTGCGCCCAGTACTTCGTGCAAACGACAGTGGGCGGGAGTTGGGCCTGGTCTGGACGCCCCAGCCAGTCGTACACTGCGCTGATCGCGCCCCGTGTGGTGAGTATCGCAGCCGTCATAACTACTCAGACTCAGGATGAAAGCGACAACGGCCGGTTCCCGGATGATCGGTTCCTGACCCGGCCGGCTGCGTGCAGTTCCCCGAGCCATCGGTCTTCGGCGCACCGCACTTGGCGGCAAACGGCGTTTCGTCCTCGTCTTCGACCGGAATAGGGGTTTGGAGCGTGCCGGTCGGTTTCTGGTCTTCCGCCAGCGTTTCCGGTAAGGCCGAAGTCTTGGCGGTCGTCCAGTTCTCCGCGATCGGAGCCTGGTCCTGCGGCGCATCTGGCGGAGTTACCTTGAAGCCCTGAGAAAGCAACATTGTCAGCACCTGGCTAAGCTCTGGCGGCAACTGCAACTGCGCGGCAACGGGCGCCGCGGCCTCGTAGCCTGCCCGCACGCGCTCCGCCTGAGCCGCAAGGCCGTCCGGCGCTTCAAGCCCCAGCTCCTTGGCGAACAGCCGTAGCTTATCTGTTACCTTCGACAGGCCCCCACGGCCCCCTGGCACCATCGCCTGTTGCATCTCGGAGCGCTGGTCCGCGTAGTAGGCGCGCAGGAAGCGTTCACCGTTCGCGCACGACAAGAGCAGCTCCTTGCGAACCGAGGTCACAAGTTCTTCGGGAACGGTTCCGGTTGACATCCGCCAGCCCTGCCAGCGTATCCCGTCCGGAAACTGCGGCATGTTGGCAATGTCGAATCGCTCAAGGTGCTGATGCAGCTCAAGGATCCCCCCAACCTTCGGAGGCAAGAGGACCTGTTCGACCCATCGCGCGACTGGTTCATCGACACCCGTCAGCCGGGCAACGACAATCAGCCCGCTCTCGAGATAGGTGCGCGTCGCAAGGCCATAGGCGATGTCCTGGGCAAAGGCCGACTCCTGTCGCTTACCGACCGTGAAGGGCTGGCCCATCTCGCGCTCGTCGTCGCCGACTTCTGCCGCATCGCCCCCGATCGGCGCGCGCGGGTTCATCCACGCCTTGTCCTGAACGAGCGTAAATCCGCCGCGGCGGATGATTCGCAGCCCCGTGTTCATCACCGTGTGGCTGACATCGAGACCCCCGCCCGGGACGTTTCCGGCCGAAAGATCGACGGGCAAAAACAGATAGTGAATCAGCGACTTGTTGACTTCCTGTTGTACGGGGCGCGAGCGCCCCCAGGCTTCCTCTGATCGTGATTGCGCGTTTGCGCTCATACGGTTGCTCCTTTGGGTTGGTCAGGCTCGTAGCCTTTGACAAATACGCGAGCGGCCTCGCCCTTTTCAGCCTCGCTTCGCCAGTGCGAGTAGAGATTATCCTCCAGCTCGCCGATCCTGTTGGCGTTGTAGGCTGACTTCCGAGCCGCCATCTCTTTGTTTAGGTCGTCGAGCTCGTCGTCCACGTCGCTGAACTTACGATGTTTTCGCCGCCAGTAACACTCAGCGACCAGTTCAAGCCAAGCGGCGTTGGGCTGTGCGCCGGCGGGCCGCAGTTTCGTCAGATACTCGTAGCGGCCCGACCTCGGGAACGGCCCCATGACGTCTTCGCGTCCGCTAACAACGTTGCCCTTTCCGTCGGCGCCGAGCAGCACACGGTGGCGCTGCATCGCTTCGGTGTACTCCTTCATCTCGGCCCGATACGTGGCCGGGTCCTTCATTTCGCCCGACTGTTTGAACGGCGACGGCGCCTGTTCCCAGTCGGTCTCTTCGGATCGATAGCGAATGCTGGTCTCCCAGTACTCCTCTGCCTCGCTTACGTTCATTCCTGGTGGGGTGAAGTGCTCGGCGGGTTTCCACTGTTCGATGTAGAAGTGTGGATCGCCGAAAAAGCGGCTCGTCTCTTTCACATACCATATCCCGGCTGGCGTCTGCTCTTCGCGCGTCACGATATCTCGAGACATCACGTAACGGGGCACACGCCGCATCACGCTTTCGCCCGAGGTCTCCCGAACCGCGCGATTCCAACGAATGTCCATCCCCCAACGGCAAACTAGAACCGGACGACCGTCCGGGGTGCGTCCGCCGATCTTTGCCAGTTCGCGTTTGAATGACTTCGGCACCTTGCAGGGCGCAGGATAGTAAGTGAACGGGGCGTATCTCTGACCTTCGCGGGGTGTAAAAGGTTCGTCGAGAAGGGTGTCGAGTTCTTGAACCATTGGGGCTTAAGGCAGCGGGCAGATCGGTGTAGATTCTCTCAATAGCCGACCTGCCCTTTCGGGGTTTCAAATCGTTAAGCGGCAGCGGCGAGCGCTTGATCAGCATACCGAGGCCAACCGCCCAAGTCCCGGTCGCACCGGGGCAAGTCGGGCAGACCCGGAATCAGAGACGCGGTTGCCGAAAAGTAGGTCGTTATCCAGACCTGGAAGGCGAAGCTCGTACCCGCGCCAAGAGTTGCTACCGCGCGTATAAAGCTTCCAACCGCAGCCGCTGGAGCCAGCCTCAAGCTAACAGCCGAAGTGGTCACTTGCGCGAACGCGCCGGACGCGATGTCTGCCCAGATCACACCGTCCGGTGAGTCCTGAAGCTTTACGTCCAGCGTAACCGTTCCACCTGAACCCGCCGCGGAGCTCAGGTAGGCAATTACCTTGTTGGCCGGGCTGTCTTTGAGGTTGATCGATCTGCTGTTGGCGGTGGCTGTCCTCGTTGCCAGCGGAAAGAGATAGTCGGATCTCTTGCTCGTCTGCGCGCTCGCCGTGGGTCCGCCAAAGGGCAAAGCCACAAGCGCCATCACAATCCCGAGCAAGGCCAGCTTCGTTTTCGAAAGTGTCTTCATCGTCGTTTCCTCCATAGCGTTAGAAGCGAGGGGAGCCGGGCTCCCCATTGCTCGGGTTACTAGAAGCCCTGGACGTCGCCCTTGATCGGGAGACCTTGCCAGATCAGGTTGATGATTCCACCGTTGCGCGAAATCTCGGTGTTGCCGAGCTCGAGCAGGGTGTTGATGTCGAACGTGTACTGCCACAGGCGCTGACCCGAGGAGTTGTACACCTTATTGAGCAACTCGCCGGTGTCGTTGACCACGCTTGGAGCCTTCGCCGCAAAGCGCTGGAAGGTGCTCTTTGTGATAAGAGCCGCGCGCGTCTGATCGGCATCGACGTCCTGATAGATCACTCGCCCGTTGTGCCGGATGACGGGAAAGCCCAGATCAAGCACGCGATCGCCCGCGCCGAACCGCTTCACAACCCCGACCTCCGGGGTGTTGTAGCCGAGCTTTCGATACCCGTTGACCTGAGTCGGGGCCATAACCCAGAACATCCCTTCGAGCACTTCTTCTTTGCCCGCGCGATACACAAGCCCGGCTTCGAGCTTGTCCATCAACATAACCGAAAGCGGCCCGTTGCCCGCGTCGTAGATCGGCGGGTTGAACTGCGGATACGTTGCCGTTGAGACGTTCTGGTAAGTCCGCGAGCCCGTCGCCAAGTGGTGCCAGAGGCCCTTGGGAACGTTATTGTACGTCCCGTTCCAGATGGCGATGTCCCCGGCCACGATCGACGTGGCGGAGATGTTATCGACCACCGTGTCCTCTTCGTCGTCGGCAAACAGACCGATGTTCGCGCCGGTTTTGCCTACGAGATAAGGTGTGGTGACCGCAACGGCGGCGATGGTCAGGCTGTGCGCCGTGCCGTCAGCCGGATCGACGATCTGATACTGCCCGCGAGACAAAAGCTGCGTCGCTCCGACCGGTTGGTCGAAGGTGATCGTCGCCGTAACGGCTGGCGCTGCGGTGACAGTGGCAAGCTTGCCCGACCCGTCCCCGTGGAACATCAGGTTGAGCAGCTTGATGAAGGTGCTCATGTCCTCTTTGATCATCGGAGCCCAACCCTTGATCAGGCTCTTCATATCCGTATGGAGGACCTGTCCCGAGAAGGCGCGGGTGATTGCGAACTGAGCGAAGGTGACTTTCGAGCGAACGCGCTTGGAAGTCGAACCGCGATGGAAAGCCCGGTCAGAAGTGCTCATGCCCTTCATGCCAGGATTCCCCTGAACAACGTTTACCCACTGAGCGCCAACATCGCCGACGAACTTATCGCTCCCGTCGTCGAACATGTTGAAGAACATCGCTTCCTCTTCGTACTGCTTGTACATGTTCTCGTCGAGGATTTCGCGCGCCACGACCTGTGACTCAGCGGACCCGTAGAGGTACTGTGGCATAGATTATTCCCCCTAAAAGAAGTCAGGTGTCAGCCTGATGGTCCTGAAAAGCCTTAGCCTACGGGTGCCGCGGGGTTGAGCTTCGACAGCTTGGAATCGATCTGTTGATCGAGATTCTCCCACGCCTTACCGCCGCTTCCGGGCGGTGGCGTAGCGGGAATCGTCGAAGCAGCCCCGGAGCCTGGTCCGCTGATCACAACACGCTGTGAAGGGTTGGCAGTTACGGGAGGAGCCCCGGCTGCAACTGCAGCCTTGACCTTTCCCCCGCGTGCGGCGATGCGTTGCTTGACGAACGTCCGAGCCAGCGTCTTCAGCGTTCGGACCTGCTCGCGCGCGCCCAGCTTGTCCCCGGCTATGTACTTGGCGCGAGCCTCATCGTAGAGCCTCGTGAACGCCGGGTCGGTGTCGGTGTAGTCGTTTAGCCGCGCTTCAATGTCGGCCGTAATGTCGTCATTCTCAGCCTTGGCGGCGGCAGGATCTACGGCGGTCGAAAAGGACACGACAGTAATTTCCTTATCGATCTCGCCCTTGATTTCGGTGGCCAACGCATGGGCGCGTTGCCCGGCTTGTTGCCAGACCGCCGTCTGGCTTTCGAGGCGCAGGCGCTCGCGCTCCTGTTCACGGTAGCGATCGAGTTCCGCCAGCCGCTCCTCGATGGTTTTGATCTGGCCGTCTCGGGCCTGCGCAGCCGCAATGAAGTCGAGAATCGGCTTCGGCAGCTCGTCGTAATCGTCGGGATTGAGCGCTGGCAAGCCGCTCGCTGCCGCCAAGTCCGCTCGCGAGGGCGGCGGGGTCACGGGCGCAGCGGCAGGGGCAGCGGGTCTTGGAGCGCCGCCGAGCGCGGCCTCACGCATTCGAGCGACACGCCCCCGCGTCGTGGGGTCCTCAATCTGATTGGGATCGAATCGCGGGCTCAGCAGCTCGTCAACGTAATCCGTGATGTGGCGGTCGAAGAAGCCCCACGCGAGACGCGACAGTCCGTCCGTCCCGCGATTCTCTTCCACCGCGTTCATGAAGCCGTCAGCGTCGATCACCGGCGCGATTAGCGGCTTGCCTACCTTCTCGAGCCAATCCAGCTCTTCCAAGCCCCCCACTCTTTCGATGGCCGTGCGGTAGGCAGCCTCATCGACTACCTCTTCGGCGGGCGCATCGGGAGCGGGCTGGGGTGCCGGCGCGTCGGGCTGAGCTTCGGGAGCCGCAGGAGCCGGAGCGGGCGCGTCAACAACGGGAGCCGGTGCAGGCTGAGCGGGGTCGGATTGAACAGCGGGTGCGGGCGCAGGAACCGGCGCGACAGGCTGCGCAGTCACGGGGGCCGGGGCCGCTGGGTTAGGAGGGTCGGCAGCGGCGGCGCCTCCGCCCATCTTCTGGTCAACAGCCTGATCGATCGCGTCCGGATTCCAGCTCATAAGGGCCTCTCAGCGTGGTTAGTGTTAGCCGGGGGTCTGCGTCCGGCCGTAAGTTCGCAGCGAGCGCGAAGAGTTTAGACCCGGCGTCAAGTTCCGCTTCCCGCAATTTGCGGGGAGGAGCCGGGGTTTGTCTGTTCCTATAGGGGCGGGCCTTGGGGGAGGGAGGGGGACGCTAGTTCACAAGCCCAAGCTTGTAGGTCGTGCCTCCGATGTTCACCTCGATATACCCAGTGGTGTCTAAAGACACTGTCGCGGTTTTCTTTGCGCCGAGCTTCCAAGCTGGGCCCTGCCCACTCGTTGAATCGACCGTCGATAGCGATCCGAGCTGTACGGTGTTGCCGCTCGGGTCCGTGTACCAGAGGTAAGAGCCGCCGCTCTCCTTGAAGATCAGGAACTGCTTCGAGCCGGTCTCAACGCCGATCGTGGTCTCGGCGGCGCCAGCCTGTTTGAACTGGAAGTACGTGGCCCCGTTCGACACATCCATCACGGTCATGGCGCGATTGGTCGAAGGTGCGACTCCAACTCCGAGGCGGTTAACCACCGACCAGTTGTTGTTCGAATCGGTGACCAAAGAACTCGCCCCACTGACCGCGGTTCCCGCAGTGGCGTAGTAGGCAGCCTGGTACTGCGATCCGCTGTTGACTGTTCCAGAACCGCCGCCGCCGCCCCCGCAGGCAGACCCGTTCGTCGTGATATTCCCGTTCGCGTCGAACTTGGCACAGTCGTCAGTCGCGGGGGCCGAGCCCGCATAGCTCACGAACTTCGTGGTGTTGCCCTGAACGGTGCCGACTGAAGGCGCTGCGCCTGCGCCGCCGCCGATCATCGGCATATTGGCCGTCAGCGCGGCAGACGAGGCCCACGCGCTCGAACTTGAAAAGTAAGGAACGCCGCCGCTAGTACCCGCGACCGTCAGAGCCAAAGTGCCCGACGTAGTAATCGGGGAACCCGCGACCGAAATCAACCCACCGGTAAAACTTTGGCCGACGCTCGAGACACTGCCCGGCAGAGCGGCTAGATCAATCTCCGTCCCGTCTCCCTTCTTGAAATACAGGCTGCTCGCCGTGCCCGCTCCCTTTGCGTAAAGCCGACTGACCCCGCTTGCTCCGGCCGGCGCAGTCGAGCTCACGAACTCTTCCCACCCGGGCAGGTAGATGTTGGCCCCCGAATTCAGGTGTCCGCCGCTGATGATCGGCCCATTTGAGGCGGTGAATCCGCCAGCAACGTTGACGTTACCAGGGAACGTATTCTTTTGCGCGAGCCCCATCGCAGCCATCTCAGTCGCAATCCCAACATCCCTCGTTCGAATGATCGTTGGGTGCACAACTTCACCGTAAACCTGAACCCCAACCTTGGTGCTCCAGGTCGCAAAGCCATCCGTGCTCTCGCTGTAATAGATTCCCAGCGACGGATAGTGATCCAGGTAGACGCGCCATCGGTTCGTGTCCATCTGGACCAGGTTCGCTCCCTCCATCGCACTGCCCCAGCCAGCCCAATCAGTGCCGCCGTGCGTGACGGTGCAACCGCTAGTCAGTGTCGTGCAGGTCAAATATCCCACATAGCCATCGCCCGGCTGGACGCTGAAGAAAATCTTCACACCGCTCGCGCCATCTGGGACTACGAACGGATCAATCATACTCGGCAGGCTTGTCCCGGTGATCTGAACCGGCGAGGACCACGTGCTCGACAGGTCCGATGTTGTCGGATGAATCTCAAACAGTCTGAATTCCGTCGCGTCCGTGTTTCCGCCAGCGAAATAAACGTGCACGCTGTCGTCGCGAGGATCGACGAACCATTCCGGAGCATACGTCCGCTGAACGAAAGCATCTCCGCTGGTGTCCACATCCTGAATGTGCGTCCAGTCGCTGCACAGATGCGGACTGGAAATCAGCGCAAAGTTCTTCATCACCGCGAAGGCCGTCGTGTGCACGATCCAGTTTTTGCCACCGCGAATCATCATCGACGGATCGCGCAGGATTTGCGGGCTTGTGGGCGTGTAGCAAGGCTCGTCGTACTTGTTGAGTTGGGCGAAGTGAATTCCGTCTTCCGAGCCGATAAAGAAAAGCGCGTTGGTTGCGGACCTGAACGTCGGAGCAACAAAGACGCCGTCAAACGAGCCACCGACATTGAGTCTGCCCCCAAGGCTCAAGTCCGAGCCGCTGAAACTCGACCCGCTCAATCCCGCAAACGAACCGCTACTGTTGACCTGGACGTTTCCCGAAGAACCGCCAGGGCTTCCGCCGCCTCCTCCCGTCGCGGTTAATACCCCTGCCGCCAAATTCAGCCCTGAACCAATACTGGTGAATTGACTGCCGTTGATCTTGAAAACGTTCCCGCTTCCAGCGGTGTCATAGGTCTTGCCCGTCAGGGTGGCGGTGTTCGAAATCGTAGGGACCGCAACGCCGCCAATGGTTATGCCCGTGGTGAAATCCGGAGACGTGCCAAACACGAACTTCCCCGACCCGGTTGCTCCCGTGGAGGTCACGCCCTCTATAACCGGATGCCCGGTGATTGTCGGGGCGCTGATCGTCGGGCTCGTCGCGCGCACAAAGCCGCCGCCGCTCCCGGTCTCATCCGATAACACCCCTGCAAGCTGGGCTGACGTCGTTGGCGCAAACTGGGAGAGGGGGCTTGCAACAAACGCATCCCCGCCACCAGCTCCGCCCACGGCGGTCCACGTGTTAGTCGACGAGCAGATCTTCTGCACGTGCGTCGTCGTGTTGATAAACACGTCTCCATTGGGCGAGCACGTTGCCGGGTCTGTCGCGCCCCATCGCAGCTTCCTCGCCGGGCCGGTAACCTGCGCGGAAGCAGTCGCCCCCAACGCCAGCAGCACAATCGCTAACCACAGGAATCGTTTCATCGTTGCACCCCCGAAACGTGAATTATCGCGCCCGCCATCGCGCTCCTGACGTAGATGGAAGACGGCATCAGCGGCACGTCGCCGCTCATAAATCGATTGCTGCCAGCGCCCGGGTCCACTGACTCGTCCCAGTTGGCCGCCGATAGCGTGCCGTCGCCCAGCAGGACCGGAGCCGTGTTGGCTTCGTCGGCGATTATTCCCACGTTGTCCCAGTACGGCGAAGGGTAGGGAAGGCCAGACAGATCATTTGCAGGCGCAACAGCTCCCAGATTCGCGTCCGCCGTGTTGTCGACGTAAACCGTAGTTGCGTTATCGGCAAGTGTGGTCAGCAGCTTGTACACAGCGCCCGCTGCCACCGTGCGATACACCTTTCGCGAGGCCGTGCCCGGTGGGCCTATTGCGATGCCGCTCAACGCGACCTTACCGTCAGCGGCTTTGTTCACGACCGTCACGACCACTGCCGCTCCCGGCAGGCTTTCGCCCTGGGCGGTGACCCAGGTGACCACGTAGCCGTGGTCACCGTTCTCGACATTTCCCGCCCCGGCTCCAGCAAGCGCTCCAACCGGCGCAGGCGGCTTCACGGCCCCATCGCGAATGAGATCGCTTAGCCGATAATTGGTGTCTGCATTTGTTAGGATTAACGTTCCCATTGATCCCTCCCTGGCGCAGCTAGTGTAAGCGCGCCGTCAAAACGCTAAGCGGGTTGCGCCTCCTTGGCCGTGCGCCGCTGAAGCTCGTCACTCGACGGCCTGTTGGCCGCGCTCTTCTCGGCTGTTTTCTTCCCGGAATCCGGCCCGGCCTCTTTCGCCGGCGCCGGTGGCTGCCCGCCCTTCGCTCGCGCCTCGATATCGGCGTTCACGGCGGCGTCTTCCTGCGCGGCTGCTCGCTCCGGTCCTGCCGCCGCAACCGACAGCGCCGACTTGTATTGAGCGGTCATCAAGGCTGCCCGAATGTGCTCCTGCAGGTGCATCATCAGCGCGCGCCTCAACACCGGATGGGCCTGCATGCCTTCGTCTTTCAACAGCCACTCGTTGACGCACGAGATGTGCACGTCGTCGTTGTCGATCGATATGCCCACGCCCGGCATCCCTGGCGGGCTTGCAATCTCGACCGGGATCTTGCGCGCCAGAAACAGCGCCAGCATTTCGTTTGGCGCAGGTTCGCCTTGCTCTCCGGGAACAAGCGCCGGAATGCCTTGCTCTTCGAAGCTCTGGACCACCTGGTCCGTAATCTCAACCAGTCGCCTGATCTCCATCTGCTGCTTGCGATAGTCCGGCCCCGCGTCGTCAAGGTCGTATTGCAAGCCCATCTCAGTCAGGGCAAAGCGCCGCACCTTCGGTTTCCACGCTTGCTCGTTGAACAGCCCGCCCGGAACGCCCCCGAATTCAGCCGCCTCGATCACCGCTGCGCGCCGTTCAGCTTCGCCGCGCGGCGTCGAGGAACCCCGTACCGCGACAACCTCGAAGTCGCCCTGCACGTCTGAGCGCGCGAAGTACTTCCCTTCCTGGTCGTCGTAGTCGCCTTTGGTGAAGATAATGCGGCTGCCTTCCCAGTGCTCCTGATACAGCCGCACGACTCGTTTTGCCGAAGCGGCGTCGGCTTCTTCTTTCAACTCAAGCGGCGAGGCGTGCATCTGGATAGCCTGGTCGCGCAAGATCGCGGTGCGTGCGGCCGGATCGCCTCTATGCTCCGAGTCGCCCATCATGCTCGCAAACGCGCTGAACATTTTCTGCATGTTCTGCTCGTCGCGATCCATCATCCTATCGAGCGCGCCGATCCCTCCGGTCTGCGACTGCCCCTGCCAGATGCCCTTACCGGGGTCAGCCTCCGCGTCCGCGTTCTTCATCACCATCACCGACCGCGGATGCCCGTCGACGTCTTCCGGGCTGTACATAAACGGGTTGATCGCCATCGGGCTCGAGGCCTGGTGCATCGCGATCTCAAACGCAAGCGAACCCTCTTCTTCGAGGCGCTCGTTTGCTCCAAGCGCGTCATCCTGCCCGCGTCCCCAGATCGACTGCATTACAACGTCAAACCGTCCGTGTACCCACTCGTAGTTCTTTTCCGCCGGCCACGGGCCGTCAACGATGCGTCGGCCAATCCGCTGGCCGTAGAACCCGTCCGGGAACATCTCGATCATTGCGGTGTTTGGCGGAAGATTGATCTCGCCTGAAATCGTGCGTGGCGTGATGTAGTGGGCGTACTCGACCGGCTCGATCCAACCCTCTTCAAGCTCGCCCATGTTCTGTAGGCTTCCGTCCGTCAGAGGCGAGTAATCGCTCCCGGGGTCCAGATTGGCCATGCGCTGATAGATCAAACGAAGGTCCGTTGTCTGCGCGCGTGGGATCTCGGCCCACGGAAAGTGAGCTTCGAGGATTTCAGAGGCGAACAACCTATGCCGGATAAACCACGGGCTCGCCTCAAAGGTCTGGCTGTGGAGGTGCAGCGTTCCCTCCATCGGATCAACGACCTCGACCATCGGATCACCCGGGTCGAACTCTTCCTGCCCGGTGACAATCGTCATCGTCATAGGCGGCAGGCCAAACTGATCAACGTTGCGCGAGCCGCAACCCGGACACGACCCGTCAGGACTGGCCGGCGGCATCGTGGCCCCCGTCATCATCCCAGTGCCTTGCAGCGTGCCTTGCTCGTTATTAGCCGACAGCGGCCCCGCCATTCCGCACTCACTGCACAGATACCCTTCGTCCTCACCGCTGATGGGCACGTCCTCGGTCTTTGGCCGCCACGCCTTTGCGCCGGACTCACTTGAGTAATAGTGCCGCCTGAGATAGTTGCCCGTGATCTGCGCGTGCTTCGACTCCAGGTGTCGAAGCATTGCGCCCCACCGCCTGCCGGCCCAACTCGCCCACAGCGTGCCGGCCACCTTGGCCGCGCCAACGCTTTGCGGGCTGTCGTCGCGAGCCCTGAACTCAATCTTCGTATTCGACTTCGACCAGAGCGCCTCGATCGAGCGAATGAAGAAGTTGTAGAGGTTGATCCGGTATACGCCCTCAGCCGTCGAGGGATCGTCGATCACCCACCACGGCGAGCCCTTGTCCCAGTGCCCAAGATGATTGCCCTTGTAGTACTTGAGATTGCGGTCCCAGATGCGAATGCGTTGGATGTCGCTGTAGCGGGAGTATTCGACCGCGCGGTCGAACAGGGTGTTGATGAAGGTGTCTGGTTGGACGTTCTCCCACCGCTGACGAAGCGCGGTCAGGCGCTCGTTCGCACGCTGCTTGCCTTCGGCCGTGAGCAGCTTGCCAAACGGAGCATCATCGATTGTCTGAATTGCCCGAAGAGCCATCGTTTGCCGGTGGGTGCTGCTGCTGAGATCCTTGATCCTTGACGAACTGCGCGACCTCGGTGTCTACGGCTTCCTTCTGTCGCTTGAACGCCTCGGACCCTGCCGCAATCGCCGTCGCTCGCGGGCCGCCCCTCACTATCTTGGAATCGTTTGCTCGCTCCTGCTTGAGTGCCGCCTCGCCCGGTGACGCTTCGTGAATGGGAGCAAGGCCGAGCTTCTGGCAGAGGCGATCGTTCAGATAGCCCCGTTCCTTCCGCTCGGCCTCAACTTGCGACGTAAGCTGCCTGACCTGCTCGCGCAGCGTTTCGCGCTCTTCCGAGAACGCCGCTTTCAAGCGCTTCATCTCGCCCTCGTGACGGGTACGCTCCTCCGCCACGCCGTCTTCGAGCTGCTTCTTCAAACCAAGGGCTCGATCTTCGACGGCGCGTGTGTAGGCGAAGAGTCTTGCAAGGTTGATCGCCAGGCTATTCCTCTTCGTCGGGTGGCGCGGCAACGGCTGCCGCTTCCAGAGTGGCTGCCGTCTCCGGTCCGATGCCCTTGATATCCTGATACCACGGCCTTTCTTCCGTGCCTGTCGCGATCAGTTTGCGCAGCTGATGGAACGTGTGAACCGGAGGATCGAGAGCACCGAGGATCTCAAGCACTTTCGGGCCTAGACTCTTTGGCAGCTCGCCCTTCGGCGGCGCGGCTGTCTCTTCGGCGGCTGTCTCTTCGGCCGCTGGCGGTTCGCTTGCTTCGGCCGCTGGCTCCGCCTCAACGCGATCGAGCTTTGGATACAACCGTTGACGGATTCTCAACGCCAGCCTGTCCGGGGATGTCGCCGCGTCACCGAGCAACCTGACTGGCGCGAGGCCAAGTGCAACCGCGACTCGCGTGCGGGTCTGCTCGGGTTCTTCGAGCGGTTTCGGCACTGCCTGAACAAAGCCCCCGCCCGGACCTGGTTCGGCTGTGTCTTCTTCGAGTCTCAACACGTTGAACAGCGAGTCGAGCCATTCCTTGTGAGCGAGCGCATTCTGGAAGTCGGATTCATAGAACACCTTGTGCATTGTGAAAGCCCTCCGGGTTAGTGGTTAAGTGGCGCGAAGAGTGTAAGAGCCGCGTCAAGTTCAACGCTTACCGCGCGGCCCTTTCCTGCGCCAGTGACGAGCCTGCTTCACCTCGAGCTTCTGCTCCGCCTTTCGGGCCTCACGGTCGCGGGACATCAACAGCGCCATCAGTTCTTCCTTCTGGCCCTCGGTCATTGCGGCCACCTCTTCAGGCTTCGGCAGGTTCTGGGTTTGCAGGCTTTCTGGTAGCGCCGCTTCGATTTGTTCGCGCTTCGTCGCGTCGGCGGGCGGCGGTCCCCACTTCCGCCAGATGTAACGGGCATCGTCGATCCAGTTGTCTGCACGCTTGAACGGCTTCCTCAGCCCGACCGGCTTGTCTTTCTCAGTCACCGGATAGTGGTAGAGCGGGATCTCGAACCGCGCGGTGACCATGCCTTCCTCATCGACTGCCGGCGTGCGGAAAAGGTTATCTTCCGCGTCCACTTGCAGCAGACCCTGCGCATCGGGAACGATGATAACGTGGCGCGGTCGGCCGAACAGGTACTCGCCCGTCTTTGGGTGCCTCGCAAACGGATGCGGCTCGGCGAGCAGCTGCATTCCGTTGCGCATCTCCGCCAGACCCTCGTTTGGCCCAGGTTTCTGAATGCGCGTGAAGTGAATCGGGTAGCGCTTGCAGTCCTGCGCGTAGGTGCGCCGCTCACTTTCGGCTTCCCACGAGATCAGCGAGAACGTCATGCGCTCATTTTCTTTGAGCGGCTTCTCACGTTGCCAGATCCCGGGCGCGACGAGACGTTGCTTGTCCCATCTCCCCTCCGCGATCTCGCCAACCGTCCAGTCCGTTGGAGCGGCAAATTCCCGATAGAAGAACACCGTGTCGTTGTATTTGTCGTTCTTGCGCGGCCTCGCCGCCCAGGCGGTCACGTTCTCGTGACCTTCGCTTGTACCTACATCCTGCGCACGACACAGATTCCACGTTGTAGGTATGTGGTCAACACCGTAGACCGCTTCGAACTCCGACCAGGTGATGACGTGGAACGCCTCATGCCACATCGGGAAGATACGTCCAGGCTGCGAGGCCTCGTAGTCGATATCTAGCTCTTGAGCGATCTCAACCGCGTCCATCGAGAGCGCTTGGCCATCGTACCAGCGGTTGTCTTTGTTCTTGAACGGATGCTTCTTCCAGTGAAGCGACATTACCTCCACTTTGCCACTGAAGCGCAAATCGGCAGCTTTGTTGGCTTTCCCTTTGGGCGTAAAGATTAGAACCTTCGCCCGCGAGGACTGGCTTGAGGCAGTCCACTGCGGGTATCCCCCGAAAGCCCAAGCGGGAAACTCATCGTAAAAGATGACGGTGTATCGCCCCGCGCGCCCGAAGTTGATCGTGGGCGCCGCGCCTTCGATCAGCGCCTCGGTCTCCGGGTTTGTGATCTTCATGTAGCCCGTGTGCTTGTCCATCACGAAGCCGCGCGGAAGCATCCAGGACGGCAGGCGTCGGAGTTGAAAGCGCACCTTTTCAAGTAACGCTTTGGGATTCTTTTTCGAGTCGATCAGGTCCTCGATGTACGAGCCGAAAAGACACTGGAACTGCGGAATGAATCGCCAATGGTGGACCGAGAGATCGGTCGCGATCCAGCTAGCTCCCTCATCGCGCGACTTGTCGATCAGTCCGGTCGTGCGCTTCACCAGAATCCACTCATCGAGTTTGCGGATAGCGGCCTCTTGAAACTTGAACGGGTAGAACGGCACAACAGGAAGCGCGGTCACGCGCGGGTCAAGACCCCAAGCCCAATACTGAAACCAGTGGACAACGTCACGCTCGCACGTCTCAAGCTCCACCTCCCGCTTCTCGTCAGTGTCGAGGGAATCCAGATATTCAAGCCGGACGCCGGCAACGTGCGCGGCGCGCTCGATATAGTCGCGAAGGAAGTCGTGCTCCCACCACAGCAGGTCCCGCTTGACGACGTTCGTCTCAACGTCGATCGCCTGGCGGATGATCGCTTGTTCACGTTCAATGATGGACGGCGCGCTGATGCAGCTCTGAAGGTCGGTCACGAGCTGCTCGTCAGGTGAAGCGATATTTTGATAGCTGGTCAACAGGCCCTCGCGCCTACGCCTGAGCCCGCGAATCGCTGGTGCTATAAGCGTCGAGTCTGAGAGACCCCCACCTGCGTTCGATAATTTCGCAAAGTGCGGTACCCGTAGATGGGTCAAGTTTTGCCTCCTGCACGGCCGCTGCCACTTCCACCCCCATCTGCTCCATCACACGGTTAAGCGTAGCCAGGCTGACAGACTTCGCTTGCTGATGCTTCTGGATCCGATCGGCCGTGGCACCGACCTTGTCCGCCAGCATCGCGATGACCCCCGGGTCGGTTGCCAGTTTTTGGGCCAGTTGATCGGCGATCAGCGCACGCAACAGGTTTACCTCTCGCGTGAGGTCGAGGCCGGCCCCGTCCTTCTCGATGCGCTCAAGCTGCTGGCGGAGGCTCTTGCGCTTGATCTCAGAGTAGATGCCGTGCCTTATTGGGGTCGCCCCGCCGTGAAGGAAACACTTCCCCTCGCCCGGGTGATCGGTGCGTGCTCCAGCAGGCTGCTTGCACGGCTTACCCGTGCGTCTCGCGTGAGCTCCGCATTTCGCATGGGGTGCCCGGTTCCCGGCTTTCGCATGGGGTTTCGCGGGTGGTTCATTCTTCGGTTTGGCCTTGTCAGTCATTGTCCGGCCCCGCAATTTGCGGGTTTCGCAACAGGGCGGCTATGCGCTGCTCGTACACGGCCGCCTCTCGCGCGCAGTCGGCCTCCTTGGCCCTCAGGCGCTCTTCCGCGATCAGCGCCTTTCGCGCAAACTCCAGCCGCTCCTTCGCCCACTCGCGATCCGCAATCATCAGCTTCTCGCAGGCTGCTACGAGCAGCTCCTGGAAATGCTGCTGACTCGAAACCTGCGCCGCCTCTGTTTCCTTTCGGGAATCGGTGCGGGCCTTGCGCCACTGTTGAATAGACTGGAAGGCGAGCGTGGACAGAACTCCACCAAGCGACCCCGAGGCGGCGATTATCGCGATTGTGATTTCGTTGCTCAATTAGATGTAGGAGCATCCTGATTCAATAATGGTGCCCATGCGCCAGCTTCAGGAGCGTTCCGGCAACCTCCTGAATCATCGCGCTTGCCGCACTTTTGTCCGCTACCGTCTCGACACGTCGCAGCATCTCCACTTCCTCGAGCAACACGCTCCGGTCCCGCATGGCTTTCCGGTGACGCAGGATCGCGTGCCGTATCTTCATCAACAGGCGCTGCGGATCAAAGGGCTTCGGGATGAATTCCGCAACTCCTTCATCGAAGCATCGCAGCTCGGTCTCCGCGTCATCCTCTCCGGTCAGCACGATCAACGGGCTTTGGTCGTTCACGACCCTGGCAAGCGCACTAAGGGTGGCCAGCCCTTGAGAGTCCGGCAGTCCCAGATCGAGCAGTACGGCGTCGTAGCTTACGCCTTGCAGGTGTTCAACAGCGCGCGCGAGCGTGCCGGCGGGCTCGATCGCGAAACAGCCGGGCTCTAAACGCGCGGCATTCGACACGACCAACTCGACGATCGCGGAGTCATCCTCTATCATCAGCACCGCGCACGGACTGCCCGGCCTGCACGTCTTTCGCATTATCAAGTGCCCTCTCTTTCAACTCGGCAAGAGAAGGAAGAGACACCTCACCTGCTCAAAAGCTTCGCGACTGCCGCGCCAATCAGCCCTGCGACAATCGTTAAAACGGCGGCGGTGATAACGCCGATGCCGATCATCTTTGCCTGCCACTTCTCAAGACTGTCAATGCGCTTCGACTCTGCGTCAAATTCCATTCGCGTAATGAAGTTTGAACGATCGCTCGTCACCTCCGCCCTTAGCTCGTTGAGCTTGTCGAGCCGGGCCTCCAGGGTTTTCGTCGCGAGCTGCAACGCCTGCTCGCTGGCGTCGTGCTGGATCTTAAGCGCACGGTCGCGCAGCTCGAAGTTGGTGTCTACGTACTGACGCAGTGAAACGGGCTCTTCAGCCATCTGTTCGTAACCTAACCCTTTTCGCTCAGGGCTTAGGCTTTTCCAGCTACGGTTTCGCCGGCACGGTCGCGCCCTGTTTCGGTGCCTCGGGCGGCGGCGGGGGTATCTCCTCGAAAACCCATTTGCCCTGGCGCTCGACCAGCGTGTACTTCTTGTCCCACCCCGGCCCGATCAGGGATATGCCGATACCTCTCACAAACCCCGACACTTCGCTCAGCACCTGGTTTTCAGCGGCTTTCGCGCTGTCCTGGATTACTCGCCTCTGCCGCTCGAGGTTTTCGACCGCCTCTTTAAGCGCGGCCTGCTGTGTGGCGGTCGGTTCGACAACCTTCAGCACCGGAGTTGGAGCTTTGGTAGGCGCCCCTATGGACGACGCCCCAACCTTTGGCGTCCCAACCGTTGCCTGCGAATCCTGCGCGCTGGCATAGGTCACCAGCATTAGTATCGCGATCACCAGCCTTGTCAATGATCTCATAGTCTCCCTTTTCCTTTTCCAGCAACCGCGCGTCTTACGGCGCGCTGCTGCTATTCGTAAACGTCGCAGTCGAGCCGTCGAGCGTGAACACGATATACTTGATCGTGCCGCCCTGGTTGTAAGCGAACACGAGCTTATCGGCCTTGACGTACATGGCCACCTGGTTGCCGGCCGCAAGCTCTGCCGTCGTCGGGTTCGCCGTCAACTCCTGCCCGATCAGCCACCCGCCGTGCTCGATCCGCCAGCGTTCGAACAATGTGGTCGAGCCGGTTGGCGTGGTGTCAAAGACCATCGCCGAGCCCCTCGCGGTGTTCGTCTGATTCTCGGCCGCTATGAACGCGATCGCAGCACTGCTCGAGGACGCAAATGCCCCGCCCGAGTGATAGGGCATTGCTCCAAAACTCGCGATAAAGTCTCCACTTAGTAAGGCTGAAGGCGAGGCCAGTGAGCCCCTGGCGCGTCGAAACAATATCTCGCTCGCCACACCTACGCCGTAGGAATCGACGTACACGTCCGTCGCCGAGTTGTCGGGCGCCTGCACGTGAAGAACATCGTTTGCGCCCACATAAGACGCGATCGGCGCTCCCACCAACACCCCGCCGACCTGAGTCGCGCCGCTTGCCGCGAGCGGATTCAACAGAATATGCGCAGCGGACGGTGAAGCGTGCGAGGTTCCCTTGATCGTGAGGTCCGAACCGGCGGCGGCTCCCCCGTAGATCAACGGCGTAGACAGCGACACAATCGCGTTCACGTCGCCAGCGGAATCAACCACCAGCCGATCTAATCCAGCGGTAAGATCAAACACCGCCCAGCCGCTCGTACCTGATCCAACATAGGTCAGGAAGTTCCCAACCCCATTATCCATTCTGACCCCGGCGTTGCCGCCCGAGGTCACGAGTGTCAGCGGAAAAGACGGGCTGGCCGTGCCAATGCCAAGTCTCTTATTTGAATTGTCCCAGAACAGATTCGCGTTGTTCTGACTCAGCGCTCCGCTTGTCCCAGCGTACAATAGGCTTCCCGATGTCATCGCGGAGAATACCGGGGCGAGCGTAAAAGTTGTTACGTCCCTGAAGGTGAATGCGCCAAAGAACAGGTTGCGTGAGGTGACCCCGGCAAATCCCGCGTCGGCCGGCACCGTCTCACCATCTGCTACCGAATAGGGCCAGAAGTGAACTTTATCTAACGGTGCCCATGTTCCCCCGACCGCCGTGTTGCCCATCGCCGCCACGTTGTAGAACGTCGTGGCAGACGGATACGCGCTGTTATCGGTTGCGGCGGTCATGGTGATCCCGACACCGGAACCGCCCACTTTGCTGGTAGTCACGCCCCAGAAGTTATTAGCGTCACCGTACCGCTCTTCCACGGCCTTTGCCGTAGCTCCTGACCCGGCGTAGAACCACGAATCCCTGATCTGGTTGCGCGACGTGCCATAGCTCGTCGTCGCCGCTGCGCCCAACTGCAACCCACCACCCGTAGTAGAAGATGGGGCCGCCGACCAGACGTGCTCAATCACGTTGTCATCCGACCCGACGTTGACTCCGACGATACCTACGGGCCGAGTATCGACCTTGATCGCAAACCCTGAGTGATTTTGAATCACGACGTCTCGGATTCGCGAGTGGTGAACGTGATTCCACTGGATGGCCGTTGCCGCTGCGTTCGCCCCGACCTTGCAGTCAATCAACATTCCTTCAAGCGAGCCGCCGCCCATCGGCCCGTTGAACGTGAAGATGGCCGCCCCTGAATTACCAAACCACCAGATTTCAGTCGGGGCATTACGAAAGCCAATCTGCGACTCGCCGCCGCCCGCTCCAAGAATCCTGATGCCGTTGATGCTCGATGCGGTTGTGTTTGTACCGTCGCCAAAGGTCAGGCCCGCGCCGCTCAGTCCCATACGTCCAGCGGGAATCCGAATCACTTGGCCAAAGCGATTGGCCGCGGCGATCGCGTTCGTGAAGGCTGTTGTATCATCCGTCGCCACAAACGCAGCCGCGGCGGGGACCGTGGTAGACGCCGCCGTGTCAAGGACCACGTGAGACGAATCCGTGATCGACAGTATCGAGCCCTGAAGCGTGGCCCCGCCCACTCCGGCGCCGGTCACAGCCGCGAGCTTGCCTACGTCGGCGCTGGTGAACGCCGCCGATGCGCTGGCTAGCGTTGTCGTGTTCACCGTGCTCGACATCGACGCATCCGCAAACAGCCTTCCGTCTACCTTCGCGCCAAACTCCTGCACGTTGATCTCTCGCTGATCCGGGAAGTACCAAGCCGAACCCTGATCGACTATCAACCCTCGCGTGCCGTCTGTCTGAAAGTACAGTCGTCCAGCGTTTCCAACCGCAGGAAGATTCGCCGCCGTCGAGTTCTTGACGATCGCATCGAGTGAGGTCGAGAAGACTCCTGGGGCCGTGAACGTCTTTGCGCCGGCGACGGTCTGGCCGCTGGTCTTATCGACGTAGGTTCCGCTTAGATCTGGGATGTCCGCCGTTCCTAATGCGACGAATGCCGGCGCTGCGGTTGCCCCACTATTATTCCCGAAGAAACTATGCGCCGCTGCGTTCGATAACGAGAAGGTCAGCGCCGGCGTAGTCGTTGGGTTTGCCTCTGACGTAGTAAACAAAGGGGATAAATCGCCCGCCGAAAAGGTAGTGACGGTTCCGCTTCCACCCCCACCCGTTGCCGATAGAACGCCTGCGAGAAGCTGAAGGCCGCTGCCTATCGTCAGAACCTCCACGTCTCCCGTTCCTGCCGTTGACCGCCCTAACAGGGACTGCGTCGTCACGTTTTGCAGCTTGGCGAACGTCACTGCGTCATTGGCTATAGTCGCCGCCACGCTTCCCGGCCCGCTGGCCGTCACGTCGCCAGTCAGTGCGGTGACGTAGTTTCCCGCCGCCTGCTTCGCGTTGAACGTAGCCCAGTCGGCCGAGGTCAGGTAGCCGTTCTGTGCCCCGGTAGCGGCAGGAATCGAGACCGCGTTGACCGAGCGGGCAAGCGGGGCACCGAAGGTCATCGGGCTCTCATAGTCCGTACCGGCGGTCGCGATCGACAGGCTCCCAGTGCCGGTCGTGTTCTTTACCAGCCCCGTAGCAAGGGCCGAAAGCGCCTGTGCGTTCACGAGGCCAGCGGATGGCGTCTTGAGGACAAACGGCGCCGTGGCCGGGGCCGACGTGTTCCCTTCACTGACTGCCGCAATCTTTGCGTCAATCTGCGTGCGGTTGTAGGTGAGATTGTCGATGTGCGGCGTCGTCGTCGCGTTGTACATCAGGATCGCAGCCCAGCTCGTAGACGCGGGCTTGGCCGGAACCGAGAACGCCGTGAAGCCCCCGAACGCCGTAATTTGCTGGCCCGTGGCAGTGTAGAAATAGGCCGAGTACTTCGCGTCCGACCCGACAAGCGCATCAGGCAACGAGTCGATCGTGAATTCCGGAATCGTAAGCACACCCGCGGACACCGAGCAGGTGATCGACTGATAGAACACACCGCTCTGAGTTGATCCTGACTGCAACACGCGGCTATCACTGGTCACCACCGGCTTGTTCAGGAAGATGCGCAGGCGCGGCGCGGTGTTTGTGTTCTGCCAGCCCGCGATCGTGTGCTGAGTGACGGTGATTTGAGTTGCGCTGGCGGCGCTTGCGAGTAGAACGAAGAAAAGCGTCAGGAACAGAGCGCGTAACGGTCGCATCGATTACCACCTCCGAGCCTTTAGGGGCGGGAGAGTGTAAGCGGCAACCCCCGGCGCGTCAACTTTTGAGCGCCCGTTATAGAGCCGGCCGTCCTTTGTTACTGCTACGCGCTCGCTTTGAAGGGGATCGACCCGCGTTCTATCTGACGAAAGTAGTGCTCCCTATCGCACTGCCACGTCCGGCAATCAAGACAACCCCACCGCTGAATAAAGCGGGCTACTTCGGGGTCGTTTACCTCGATCGTATCAGAGCAGCTTGGGCAAACCTGGAACGCCCGGTCACCGTCAATCGCTGCCATTGCGTCTCCTCCTGAGTACCGCGTCGATCAGGTCGGCAAAGCAGTCTTCGCAGCCACGTTTCGGCGTGTGGCTGTCGTCCATGTGCGCCGCGCCCAGGTCCTCCAGAAGCGCAGGGTCGAGCGTTCGGCTCGACGACCAGCCGACGATCTCTCGCCGTACGACAGCTCGCTCATCCCGCGTCAGCACGTGCCCGTAAATCTTTTTAGCGTTTCTGAGCAGGAAGGGCCGGTAGCCGCGCTGCTTGGGAGCGGCCAGGCGAAAGGCTACCTCCGCCCGCAGAGACTTCGCCTCTGCACGCTCAGCGCGCGCATCGTGGTTTCGTTTTGCCTTGTGCGCCCGCGTGTCCCACGGTGCGCCTGAGCCTCCGAAAGGCATTCAGTGTGTTATGGCAACTCTAACGGGGTTTGCTGTTCTCATGCTGCCGCTGAGCCTGTCCCGCCCGACAGATCCGATAGCCACAGCGAACAGCCTTGGCGAGAGTATGAAAAGGAACCTTTGAAAACCGCGGGGCATCGTGCCCGCATTTACCGCGCGGATGCAGAATCAGCGTCCGCGCATTTCCCCAATAACGCGACTCGTCCTGCCTGCGTTGTGCCTCAGCCAGTCTATCATCGCTCACTTTTCTACCCCCTCAGGTACTCTTTGAACCGTCGCTTCGTTTCCTCGTCGGTAAACAACTCCTGCCTCAGAGCGCGTTCGCCTGGGCTCAGCTCCGACACCGGCAACTTGTCCAGCCGCTCGTGCATCCTTCTGCCGTTTTCCTGTCGCGCGCGCCGCGCCTTTTCGCTTAACGGTCTTTTCGGTTTCATATTCCCGCCTCCTGCATAAGCCGGTCGATCTCATCCTCGTGCTCGCCAGTTAGCCGGTCGAAGAGGTCGCTGCCAAACGTCTCGGTCCCGATCTCCGCTGGCTGCTCCAAAAACCTCGCCGGCCGGTGAATCACGTGGCCTACCGCTTCGGCCGTCGTGTACTGCGCCCGCGCCGAACCCGCCGCAAGGTTCACTTCCCACGCGAAGCGCTTCAGGTCTTTGGTCACTAGCAGCCTCGTCAGAAAGTCCGACGCCTCGGCCGCCACCCGCGCGTTAATGTTGAGCGACTGCAGATTGGCCGCTACCATCTCCGCGCAACTCATACCGTGGCCGCTCGTATCCTCTGGCGCGTCTTCCAGCAGCCCCGGGCTTTGCAGTGCGGGGCTCGGCAAGGCGTAACACTTCCCCTTGTCAGCAAACGAGCCTGCGAGCTGATCCACCTCGCACGCAGAGCCCAGCCTAACCGCTCCCGTGTCTTGCAGGTTTCCACAATCCAGCCACCACACCACCGGCTCGCCTTCTTGCGGATTATGTTCGAGGACTTGGCTCATCGTGCGCCGCGCCGCCGCGTTATCCACACACCCGACCAGGATGGTCAGGCCCATGTCGATAATCAGCGACTCCTCGAACTTCCCCACGTAGGACGAGCAGTTCAAGCCCCACCCGTGCCCGTAGCGCCGCGTGAGCGCTTCAGCCTTGGGCATTCCAATCTCCGCCTCGCAAAACAACTGGCGGCCGATGTTCACCTCTTCAACTGTATCCGGGTCCACGACCGTCAGGTGGACGCCTTTATTGGCCTGGTAGATCGCGCGCATTATTCGCCCGACGTGCTGGACCATATACGCGCCGATACCGCCCGCCCCCACCACGATGATTTGGCACATCTGCCAGTCGCGCGTCGTGACAACGCCCGCGTCCAGAAACCCGAGGTCGAGCGCCTGTAGCACTTCGGCTTTGCTCACTTGCTGTTGAGCCGGTCGCGGCCCCGCAATTTGCGGAGCGGGCCGCACGCTGCGGTGTTTTCCCTTTTTATTTCTCTTTGCCATTCCCCTCCCCTTCCCTTTCAGACGGTCACGACGGCGGCGCCGTGTATCGCATAGATGTCGGCAACCACTGCGCAGGCCCGGGTGCGAGCGGGCAGTGAAGCTCAGTTGAGTCCACATTCAACGTCGGCTTAGTAAAGTCCAGGCCGAAGTCCGGAACACCCACGAAGTGAAACGGCCGCTCACAATCCTTACACCGGATCCTGATGTCGGCCATAAATCCCATCGGCACCAGATCTTCGAGCCTGTTCACATCGACGAACGCTTCGAATTCAAGATGCTGACATGAAACTTTCTCCATAACACCTCCTCAAGATACGCAATCTCCCAACCCCTCCGGTAGCTCGAAAAACTCGCGCGCCGCGAATTCCCAAAAGTGCCCGAACAACCCGACCCGCGCGCGTATCTCAGGCTGAGTGAAGATCCTGCCTATCACCGCGAAAACCCGAAATCCCTCGTCCTTCTCCTCTTCATTGTCCTTCGCTGAAAACTCGGCGGGCATTTCATGGTGAGAATGGAGTTCGATGAGTGCGTCGTCCGCTTTGCCGATCCCAGCGCTCACGGGCTTCACGCTCTCATTGGTCGCTATCTGATCGGGATACTCGAGCTGCCACCGCCCTTCAGCATAGCTAAGGTAAAACAACGCCTCACGCGGCGACGAGTCACACACCGCCCCCGAGATCGACAGCATTGTCTCGACCGTCTTCAGCGGCACCTTTGGGTATCCCCACTGCACGTAGCTTTCGATCGCGCGCAGCCCGGCCAGCGGCGCAGGCGTGAACGACACCGGCATACATACCTCAAGCCCCGGACGCCGCCCACGCGCGAACACACCGTTTGCCGCCGTCACGTAGTCGAGCATCTTTGTTTCGTCCACAGGCGGCAACTGCTCGCCCGGACGCGCCGTGTGGTAGTCAGTGAGACGCACTTCGCTAAGCTTTAATACTGCCGCCATCTGATCCCCGAGTCAGCGTTAAGACACGACCAGTCCCCAACACTCGCGCGCAACCCTCCGCGCGCGCCCGCGCGAAGACTTCGGCTGCGACGAGGGCAACGGCCAAGGACCATTCGCTTCCGCCAAAAGGTTCTGGGTCTATCGGCACGAGATCGTCAAACCTAACTGAACATATCGTCCGTCCAGTCCCGACCGGATGGCACGGATCAATCTCACACAGGTTCACGACCTCGCCGTCGTGCCGTAGTACCTCGTAAATAAGGCCGGGTTCAAACGAATCGCCACCATTCGTCCGCATCGCCATCGGCGCAAATACAACTTCTCGCCTCATCCCGGGAACTCCCCCTTCTCAAAGAATCCTCGCACCGCACGGTCGAGCGTGATTCCCGTGTGCTCAACCTGTCGCTCCAGGTCCTCGACTGGATAGCGCGGCATCCAAGTGACCGCGACCGGCATTTCGTCGGGAGCGAAGGCGGTCACTTTTACCATCTCGCCCGGCCCAGGCCCCGCCGCCTCCTTTAGCAGCTCGCGCACGTCATCCGGGTGCTTCTTACTCTTCCCCGGTGCCGCGTGATTGTTGAACGTGCTCTTGATAAACAGCTCCCACGCGCGCAGGATCGAGCGGGGCGAGGCCTGCGGAGGCTTCACCTGCCCCCAGCAGATCGACCCGTCCTGCATCACGTTCGGAAGCGGACAGCGGTAGATCTCCTGATGCGGCTCGCACCTTTCGGTCTTCTGAGCCCACACCCAATACCTCACCCCGCCGCCGAACATCACGATCCCTGGAAGCGGCGCTCTCACGCGCACGATCTTTTCATCCGGACCCGGCACGCCTTCCGTCAGCTCGAGATCCCAATGCGCCGGCGCGATGAACGCCACAACCCACTCGCCGATCCGCCCATTGCCCCACCTGACGATCTCGGCCCCGAGCCAGCCCGAATCAACCGGAATGTTCGAGACCGCTTCGCGCATCGCCTCAAACGAGATGAACCGCTCCATCGTAGTCCCGCCCTGAGTGCGCGAGCGGAATAGCAACTGCCCCTCGCGAATCTCGATCACGGGGTTCGTGTGCGCATCTTGAATCGGCGTGAGTATTCGTTCGTTCATACTGCCTCGTAGGTTGCTTCAAAGATTTCCGGCTTACAGGGGTAAAACTCGCCTTTCACGCCCCTGATAATCCAATCCCCTTCGCTCACTTTTAGCGGCCCCTCAAGAGTCTCTATGTACGGCTCCGCTCTTTGGTTAAACCGGATCGGCGGCTCGGGCAGATAGCCGAACGGCTCATCACCCGTAGAGCTGTATTGCTCCGCCTCGATCACAACCGGGTTTTTTCGGTATCTCGCCATTATCTCCTCCTCCACAGCCGGACACCCGCCCCGGCATCGTTCGAAGCTTTATTCCACAACGCCACCAGCCGCCCCACTCGCTCCGGCCCTTCGTCGAGCCACTGGTCGAGCTTTGCCACCCCGGCATTGAGCGCCCCCGCCTGCACCCGTGCAAATGTCAACTGAGCCACGTTAGAGGCCGACCACTCGTAGGGCATAAAGCCGTCGCTTGGAGTGTCCAGCCACGGATTCTTTGTCGAGTAGCACGTCAGGTTGATCGCATCGACAAAGTGCCTCAGCGGGCCCGGCTCGATCGCAAGCGCGTACACAAACAACGGCCACGAGATCGCGTCGAGCGGCGGCGCGGGCTGCTCGGTTATCCCTTTCACTTGCCGCCAGCCGTCCTTGCCCTTGCGCCCGCTCAACACCAGCGCCAGCTTAAACACGGTTTGAAGCTGCTCGAACGCGCAGCACCCCTTCTCCCAGTCGTGTTCCTGCGTACCCTGCACGGGAATCATCGGCAGATACGGAAGCTCGCCCTTGATCAAATCCATATCGATCGGGAACAATCGCCGGTTCACCAACTCGTAAAGCTCGCGCTCACGCTGGAGCGAATACGGCGGCGACTGTGACCGCCCGTACTCAAGTCCGAAGAGTGTTCTGTAGATGGCCATCTTCGTAGCCGCCAACTGAACGCGCTGCCTCCATCCGTCTTTCAACTGCCGGTTCAGGACCTCTTCGGCGGGTAAGCCCTCGGCTTCCATCTCGCGCGCGATCTTCTCCAAACCCAGACGCAGCACGTCCGGCCTAAGCAAGGAGCCGGCCGAGCTTGACCGAACCGGCGCAGCAGTCAGCTTCAGATACTCCGCGGCCCCAAGCGGCGTGCGCGCTCGCACCCGCCCGACCAGATAGCTTGTCGCGCGTTCCAGACTCAGATGCTCCGGATGCGCGAGCAGCCAGGCTGCGGGGGACGTTGTTGTTTGAAGGGCTTGGTTCATCTCTACTAGATTGCGGCCGGATAGAGCGGCGCAGCGCGACAGCGCCGCTCTCTGATCGCCTTGATAACCTTGCCCGCTTCGACGGTGCGGAATTCCGGCTTGCCACCTATCCAGGCTACAAACCACGGAACGGGATAACCCCGCTCGTCCACTGGTAGCGATTTCATCCGGCTCGGCAGTTTAGGCATCCCCGTTCTTAGTTCATTTTTCATTCGACCCCTCCTAGAATCCCACCGGCACAGTCTTGGAACTGCCCGGCACCACGTGCCCCATCTCCGCGAGCAGCCTCATCACCTCGGCTCCCTCGCGTTCGCCTTCCGCCACGGCCCGCTCGAGCTGGCCGCTTCTCACTACTCGCTCGATGAAGTCCACGTCACCCTGCGCCTCTGCCTGAAACGCTTCGGCCGCAAGCGCGATCGCTGGGTTCACATACTCGGGTGCGGACGCGAGCGCGTCGATGAAGTCCTCCGTTCCTCGACTCCGCACTCCGCACTCCGCACTTCGCAGTTCGAGATCTGCGCCCTTATCCTGTGCGCGCGGCGATACCTTCACGATCGCCGGCGCGCCTTCTTTTCCGCCTACGATCTTGATCTCCGCTTTCTCGACTCCGGGAAAGCCGTTTGAAGCCAGGACCGCGCGGATCGCGTCCGGGCCTGCTTTAACCACGTCATCAGGAAGCGTGACGTTCTTCCCTTCGATTTGCACTGTCGCCATTGGTACCTCCGTTTTTTTTCGCTCGATGCTCGCGTTGCTTCTCGCGCCAATAGTCCCGCCGTGGCTTTGGAGCCGCGACACGGGCACGACGCCGCTGCTGCCTCGCGCGCATCGCCGCTTGCGCCTCCTTCAGACCTCGCCACTTCTTCATCTCTTGCGCGCCTTCTTCTTCGCGGCTGGCTTACCGGCCGGCTTCCTCTTCTTCGCCAGTTGCTGCTTGCGATACGCGGCTTTCTGCGCAGGCGTTGGCGCTGACTTGCTCTTCTTCGCGGTCGCCGGTTTCCGGTCTCCCGTCTTCCCCTTCCCCTGCGTCTTACTCGCCACCGGGCCACCTGAAAGCGCCTCGACGATCATCACCTGCACCGCATCCGAAAACCCGCGCACGGCCGACGCATCAAAGGTCTGATACTTCGTCTTCGTCCTGTCCGTGCCGACGCACACGCCGACCGTTACCTTTCCACGAATCTGCGGGAGCCAACTGAAGTTGATGTTCAGCTGCCGGCCTCGCAGTAGATCCTCGATGCGCGATCCGGACTTCTCGACGGGCTTCGTACTCGCCGGCGCGGCCGAACTTGCAGCCTTTGCTTTCGTCGCGCTCCGCGCCGTCGCGGGTTTTCCCTCCGGCGTCGTGACGATTGTCCACTTCGACCCCTTCTGTTCGATCAAGCCGTCCGACTTCGCGGCAATTACCGCGTAGCGCTTGCAGCCCATCTGCTCCAGATCGACCAGCCCCATCGGACCCTCGGCCTTGATCGCCTCGACGACATCCGCGGGCGTCCACGCATAGGTGCACTTTCCGCCAGTCGTGCGGTCGATCAACCTGGACTGCTGCGCGTGCTCGATGATCTTCGGGCTGAAGTCCCGCTTGACCAGGTCGCTCGTCTGCATTCCATCGGGCGTCGCCTTGAGCAAGCTCAGCAGATCCTCAAGCGTCCGCCCCGTGGCAACCGGCTCGGCTTCGACCCTTTTCGTCTCCTCGATCACACCGGCCTCTATCCCCCCCGCCTCCGCCTCCAGAACACAGCGTGTGCAGAGGTTCTGCTGCTCGTCGGCCCACGCGCACGTCTCGCCGGCTTCTTCATCCACGACGCACGGCGTCAGCGCGGTACATTTACAGATTGCGCACACACCAGCCTCGAACTCTTCGGGCGCCACTTCCTCCGCCGCCTTGTGCCGATCGACGATGTCTTTCGCCGCGGCGTGCGTGATGGGCTGGCCTGCTTCCGCTCGCTCGATCATCTCCTCGCGCGCCGCCTCCGGAGTCGAAGCTTTGACAAGCAGGTACTGCGCGGATTTATCGAACTGCCCGATGGACCCCGCAAATTGCGGGTTGGCGTCGTAGTAGTCCGCCACTGCGATCAGCCGGCCGGCCGTGTCTTCGGAAAACGGTGTCTCGCTCTTCAGGTATTCGCCCCAGCGGCCCGTTTCCACCCGCCGCCTCACGTCCCTGAGCGCGTCGCCGATCTCGATCGTGTATTCCTGAATCCGGTTGACTCGTTGCTGTATCTCGATCGTGCGTATCTTGATCACCCGCGCGTCGTCGTCGGCCACGCCGCCAAAGTCAAATTGAAACTGCATGCCCTGAAGCTCGATGGCCTCGTTCAGCGTAACTACGCTGCCGTCCAGGAAGGCGACGTGTGTGGGCTCGTCACTGAGCGCGTCGATAAGCTTGCCCGTCTCCTCGCTGATTGGTTCTTGTTCTTCGATTTCGACAGGCTCCACTTCTTTCGGGCGCCTTGCTTCGATCGCGCGCGCAAGCTCGTCCGCCCAGTCCACCTGCGGATAAAACTCGGTTGCCTCCCCGACGCCCGTCGCGATGACCTGCCCACTCGGTCCGCGCAGGTAGAGATCGCTGGTCCCGGGGTCGAAGTACGCCTTCACTTTCGTCCCGGCCACTGTCGCGATCGCGCCGTCCTGGCCCGCTTCGGCATCCCGTCCCGCTTTGGCGTCCGCCTCGATCCGGCGCCGACTGATCTCGCTCACAAGCTCGGCACGATGCGCCTCCGAGAGTTCGTCTGTAAACAGGGATCGCTCCAAGTCTTCGTCGCTCGCATAACGCAGCGACTTCGCGAACATCGACTTCGCCGGGCCCGGCTCCCCGACCCCCATCACCTCGCGGATCTTCCGGACCAGCTCCTCGCCCTCAAGCGTCGGGGCAACGCCGCCCCCGCCGTAATTGCCAAAATAGAACGCAAGCTTCGGCTTCGTCGCAAGCTTGCAGATGCCCGCGCGTGACGAGCTACGGCCGGGTGGGCCTATCTGAAACGTCACCGCCTGGCGGATCTCGACGTCCGTCGCGCCCGTCTTTGCGCGCTCGGCCCACTGCTCCTCTTCGTGAGCGCTCGATGACAGCACCGACTTGAGCGCTTCGTCGATCGAGAACCCGTCCACGTTTTCGCGCATCGCCCCCGCGCCGTCCAAGTCCAAGCTCTGCCCGATATCTCGCTCGCTAGATTTCCTGCTCGTCTTTGCCATTCGATCCTCCTTGCCACAGTAATCATTCACGCAATGCTCAAAGCAGTGACCGCACCGCTCGCACAACACGCACCGGCAGTCTGGAAACAACCCGCTCGCGTCCAGCCTGGGCGTGCCGCAACACCGGCACACCGCCTCGCGCGTTCGCGCAGCGTAAGTTGCCCCCCTCCATTCATCACGCCTCGCTATAAACCAGTCACCCGCTCACTCTGCTTCCACGAACCGTCCTGCCTTGTCCAGTCGATACCAAACGTTAGGTTTAAGCAGTCCCGACCCTAACTTGCGCCCTGCTCGGCCCGTCCGAGCGCACCGCATCTCAATCCGCTCGGCCCTTGGGTTCCACCATGCCAGAGCGATGCAGCCGTATTCCGCCGCCTTCGCACGACCAGCTAAGCCAGTGCAGATAGCCGCTGTCCCGGACGCCTCCGTCGACGCGCTGCCCCTGTAGCCGCTGTTCGACGCGCTGCCACTGTCGCCGCTGTTCGACGCGCTGCCACTG